GTATTCAGAAGAAAGTCCGATTTTCTCTGCACCAGCCCCGGAATCGTCTTGAAAGTCAACATATACATAACAGTCTGTACCTTTTGTGATAAGGTTTCCGTTCTGTGTAATATTTGCCATTTGTTACTCCTCGCTCTTGTAGAGCAGATTGTTGCTTGTTCCGAAGATGAAGTTATTCGGAGTACGCAAGAATCTGTCATACTCAACATAAGTTTTATCAGCGTCAAAGCGAACTCTGATGTTGAAAACATCTTCCTGTTTGTCGTTCTTTGTAATCAAGCCCGACTTGTACCACTCTTCGGCGCGAGCAATAAGGATTCCCTTAATGTCGCTCTCGTCCGGCGCGTCATTTGTGCCGATTTTGCGTGAATATGCAGCGCGGAAATCTCTATCCATGAACAGAGCTTCACGAACACAAGAACGCTCATTCAGAGCAAGATTGTCACTCTGATATGTGGTCATTGCGCGGATACAAACAAGGTTATCATCATCATTCTTGCCGAACGGCATAATACCGTTTGCAATCATTGATTCGTAATCGTCCGAACCTGTGAATTCGGTTACTTTGATTACCTTATTTGTCAGCGGATTACCGCTACCCATTGAGTTTTCCATACCTGCGGCTTTACAAGCGAGCAATGCACCGCTCATGTATTCGCTTTCACCTGTCAGCGGGTTACTTGCTTTCATGCCGTTAATGACAAGTGAGCCGTATTCTGAATTCAATTCAGCAGCTTCCGCAATTCCCTGTTCCAGAGTTGAACCGTAAGCCATACCAACAAGGAACATTCTTTCTTTCTTCTGCGCAACTGTATTGCAAGAAGCACAGTGATTAGAAATAAGAACATGGATTTTCTTGTCTGTTGACGGTGTGGTAATAGACTGAATCTTCTCTTTTGCAAGAGCGTCAAGAGCGTCTGACCAATCGCCTACAGTAGAAGTGCCTGCTGCTGCACCGCTGAAATATACATAGCCGTCATTGTTGTCCGGCAAGATACGGCTTGCATTTTCTGCAAGTTCTGCGTTTCCGCTTCCGATGTACTGAACTTTTTCCAGAGCCTCAATCAAAGCCTGTACATTGCTGTAGAACTTTGTTGCGGTTGTAGAAAGAGCTGTTGCAGAGCAAACATCAAGCTCTTTTGTTGCAGCACCTTCGGTCAAATCAAGAAGAGTTGCAGTGTAAATGTCTGTGTCGTTGATTCTTGAAACGAGTTCAGAAACGGTTTCAATATCAGTCCAAGCGAATTCAAAAACATCAACAGCCTCGCCCTCTTCCAATGCTTCAAGTTTGATTCCTGTAGATGTGATTGTACACTTTGGAGATGTACCGTCACCGTTATAGATGATTGAGAAAGAAGGGCGTTCGATGTTATCAATGCTTCCTTCGTTTCCTTTGAAAGAATACATCAACTTCTTTCCTGTTGTGCCGCTTTTCAGCCAGAGTTTAAGCTGATTAGCAGGAACACCGTAAATACTTGACTTAACATTGATAATTGGATTATCGCCGTTTTTCATTACAAGTGTTGCCTGTGTGTTGCTGTTTACGATATAACCATAAACATACTGCGGAACAAAGTCATTCGAGCCGTTGAACGCGTGAAGAACACCGTTGAGCAATTCACCACCGAGAAGAGCATTTTTTGCGTCTGCCGGAGTAGCGAATTTAAGAAGTGTACGCGGTTTACCCGCACTTGAAACACCCATTACTACGAGCTTGTCATTTCCAAGCCCGGTAGTTGCAGCAACCGTATTTCTACGAGTATAAACGCCCGGAATAAGATGTTCTGTCTTTTTGCCCGCTGATTCAAATACTGCTGGACTTACACCCATTTTTTGCCTCCTACCTTACTTTTGTACTCAAGAGCTGGTCAACAATCGCTTTCCACTCTGTTTCTGTTTTCGATACTGACGCGTATTCGCATTTCAGTATTGCCTCAATTCCGCTTTTCTGCGGATTCTTTTGCAGAAAACGCACAACACCCATTTTTTTCTCTTTTTTCGGAGTTGTTGTCGTGCTGGTGGCGTTATCTGCCTTAGTTGTGTTTGACATAGTTATGTGCCTCCGCTTCTATATCTTGACTTATCTTTGCCTTGTCGGTGTCGAGTACGACTTGCGCGATAAGATAATTCACCTCAAAAGTAATCATTGCCCCGGAAAGTGCAATGTCAAAATCCATGTTGTAGTTATTGCTTCGCTGACCGTGTACGCTTCCATCGTCAATAAGCGGGTCGAAAAAGTTATACCTTTCGGAAAGAATCTGTCTTAAATCCCCGGCAATAAAAAGCCGTAAGACTTCGTAAACCTCATTTTTTACCTGCTCATTGTCAGCCCAGATTTCAACGGAAATTCGGTCTGTTCTTCGTATCTCAATCTTGTTTCCGTAAACTTCGCCCTGCTTTTTTGTAACCTTCTTCAATTTCTTGATAACATCTTTTGATGTGACTGCACATAATCCCGGAATCTTCTTACCCGCTTTAACGATATGTCCGTTTGAATCTTTGAAATCGCTGTCGTATGTGTTGCTAGCCCAATCGTCAATATCTTCATCATTAAAAGCAACAGGCGTTACCCATGCTTTTAATTCTTCCAGAGCAGGCGTTTTGTCGTCCGTTGCCGTTGTAACTGTTATTGAAGGGAAACTGTCTGCTACAGTCTTTGTGTTATGCAGATAAAGGCTTGCAAAAGGGTGTCTGTTTGTTGCTTCGATATGGAAATTCTGATAAAGATTATCTGCGTCTATGGCTTCCAGATAGTCATGTATAAGGGAAACTATAACTTGTTCAAGAATGATACCGCGATTAAGATAGTACCGTGCCATGTCCGCTATTCCTTTTTTCGTGCAACAAAAAAGGCAGCACAGATAAAAACACGAAATTCCGCGCTTCTACCCCTGCTGCCTTTCATAAGGAATACAGATGTAACATACCAATTATGGCACTGTAATTTATTCTATATTAAAGCAAAAAGCCCCTGTTGTCAATTTAATCAACTGCCTTGAAATCGCTCCCAATCAGCCTTTATTGCAGCCTGTACGGATTCTGTAAAATCCTTTTCAAAGGTCTTTTTTAATCCGCCGACTACATCTATAGCGTCTGTGTGCCTATGCTGAATCCACTTGTCAGCCGCCGACTTTGCGCTTATGACACGGAAAGTGAAATAAGTACCGTGATTGCCGTTTTTATATGCGCTATCTTCCATGCGCACCATTCCAGCGTCATATCCTGTCAAATTGCCGTTTTTGTCGGTGTGCTGCGCTTCATCTTCCGAAACTCTACCGCCCCAATTATATTCATGTCGCAAGATGTCCTCGCCCCTTGCGTTTGGCTCTGTGTGCATTGTCGGCAAGCGTGAAGATAAAGCCCGGCTTCTCAATGCCTTTTGTATTCCAGCCGGAACAACATTTCTAAAATGCCCTGTACCTGTTCCCCAAGAGAACGGAACAATCAAATAAGGCGAACCGTCTTTTTTATTCAGTCGGCTTTTCTTGCCGTTTAACCACGGACTATCAGCAGCTTTCATGTCGATTGTTTCATCTTTGCCGTGCTGATAATCAGCCATTAAAGGATGGTCGCTGAAAATCGTATATTCAAAAGCCCCGCTTCTTTCCGGGCTATGTTTTACAGAAGCGGCAAGTTTAGAATCGGGCTTCGGAATGTTCTTTATTCCCGGAATATCGCCGCCCATAGCCCAGCCTTTCCAAGTGTTTTCAATGGTCATTGCACAATCCCATAACTCTTGTTTAGTCAAAGGGAATGTGCTGTTAAAGCCCTCGTTTCCGTAACGAGCCATAGCAAAAAGAGCGTCTAAACCTGCCTGTCCGTTTATCTGTATTTTAATACCTTCGGTCATTGCCTGTTCACTCCCCTTGTTTCGCTGTAACTGCTCATAAGCTGTACGATTGCTTTCTTCGGGAATCGCTGATTTTCAGAGCTTCTTAACTGCGGGATATTCTTTACAACCGTATAAGTCGGGTAAACCTTATAGATGATTGAATATCCTTCGCCATTATCCGGCTTATTTTCAGAAATCCACTTAATAGAATTCGTACCGACAAGAACATAATCAACGCCGTTTTCATATTCGTTATCCTTGCCGATTATCTTCACAATGCTTTCAATGAAAAATGCCGGGATTGTGTCATAGTCTTTTTTTGTTCGCACAATCATAGATTTCTGTGTGATTGTTCCGGCTAAAACCGTCAAAACATCACTTTCAGAAACATCGCATGAATAAGGGAATGTCACAACTGCGTCACCGTGAGCGGCTTCCATTTGTGCAATATCAACCTTATTAAGATTCTGATTCAGCACGGCAAAAGTAAACGGCTCAATATACTTGATGTTTTTTGCCGTCAAATTTCCTGTCGGGTAAACTTCCGTTTCTTCCCCGGTTTCTTCATCTTCAACAATCTTTGGCGGAATATATGCAAGATTTAATCGGTATTGCTCAACCTCAAATTCCTCACCTTCTTCATCAGTTACGCTTTCAATGCTCAAAATATCTGCAGGCGCGGTGTAATAAATGCCCTCAATATTCAGTCGTTTAGATTCAATTCCCGGAACTTTATAATAGTTTCCGCCGCAATCTTCAAGAATCGTATTTTCAATAGTCTTTGCAAGCTCACGATTCAGAACTACATTGTAGTATGAACCCCTTACAAATCTATCAGTATTCAAATCAATAAACTGTCCGTATTTCCGGGCGTTGCTGTAAACCTTTCCGCTCTGGTCGTAAACCTTTACAAGAGAATCGTTTGTATAATCTTCTGAAACGGTAAGGATTCCGTTAAGGTCTACCGTTGCCGTTGTCTGTAAAACCTGCTCTTTCTGATTGCCGTAAATATAACCGCGTCCGCCGCACTTCTCGCAATGTGGGTCGGGCTGTTGCGTATTCTTTTCGACACAAGGACACATTGCAGCCGTCCGCCACCGTACCCACTGACCGTGACGCTTAATGAGAGCTTCATAGTTTGCACGCCCTAAACTTAAAACTACAGGGCTATTTTCTCCAAGTCCTTGACCCATGCTAAAACCTCAAAATAAATGCCCCGGAATTACGCAAAGTAAGACCGGGTAAAAAGAAAACTTACACAGTAACAAGCGCAACAACGCCGTTAGAATCAATCTGCAAAGTTTTTCCGTTGTCTGTTGTCTTGTCTGCTGCAAGAACGGCGGCAAGTGCTGTTGTAAGAGATTCTACAGTTTCTTCAAGCTCTGTAACTCTTGCGTTAAGCTGCTCGTTTCCGCCTGCTTCAATCTCTTTTGCAATCTCCTTACCATAAGGACAACCTTTCTTTAATTTACCAAGTGCCATAAAAACACCCCCTAAATTGATTTATGTATTCAGAAATATTTCTGTATACGCTTATTTATGCAGCCTTTGCGTTAAGTTTCTTCTCCAACGCTTCAATATCCGCAATTTCTTCAACAAAACAAGTCCTTACAACTCCATTGAAGTCTACATTCGGATAGCCGCGCTTTGAAAATCCTGTAATCTTTCCCGGCTTTCCGTTATAAGAAACCTTGCTACCGACTTTCAATCTTGCCATTGCCAATTTACGGTTATTCAGCATTTTGCAAGTTCTGTCTGTCTTTTCGTTGTACTCTTCCTGCCACTCTTTAGCATAGTCCGGCTCGTTCTTTGCCCTTCTCATGTAGTCCAGAGTTTCATAGTCGAGTTTTATATCTAAATCCCTTGTTTCTCTATCCCACTGATAGCCCTTGTATTTCTCTTCCATGCGCTTTGCAAGAGCCGGATTATATTCAGAGAATTTCATAATCAATGGCTTAATCTGGTATTCTTCTGCGTCTTTATCCCACTGACCGTAATAGTCATTGTCAGAAGCGGGCGCGTCCAATTCGTCAATGTCAAAAAGATTCTGCGCACCCTTCATTTTCCCTTCGTTTCTATCTTCCGGGCTTTCCCAATATGTAACCATTCGTCCGGCAGCGTTCATTTTTCTTACAGGTATCAACTGCCCCCAATTTCTTCCTGCAGGCTTTGCTTTCTGTATGCTTTCAGCGGATAGTAACGATTTTTCAACGGTAGTTTCCTGTGGAATGTATGACTTATTAAGCACACATTTCACCTGCTCCGAAAGTGCATAGTTTGAGAAATCTGATTTCTGTAATGTCTGAACACTACCGTTAAGAATGTTCTGCACCTGCTCAAAAATCATAACCTTTAATATCCTTATATAAAGATTCGTCACCATAGCAAGTATGGTATTCACGAGGATTAAACAGCTTCTTAAAGCTGAAATCGCCAATTCTGATAACCTTAATGTTCCAATATCCGAGTAATGGCGGCATATAAGTCACAATGTCGCTCCAATGCGCGAACTGCCAAACAGTACCGAAAAACAATCTGCAAATCAGCTTTGTAAAGAAGAAAACCAACGGCTTAGGCGCACCCCACGTGATTAAATCCGGCTTCCTTCCCGACTGAAAGAAGATTTCTATTCCTACCAATACAGAGCCAGCTCCGCCGTATGAATGACCGCAACAAACCACCTTATAATCCGGGAAGGTGTTCATTGCCATTAAAACCTCATTCATCATCAAGCCCTTGCAAGAATTAAAAGTAGTCTGCCAGCCTAAACAGGCAAAATACACATACCACTGTCTAACCTGCGGAATGAAGAAGAAAAGGAAGTTTACAATCCAATCAATGATTGAAGTTGAGAACTGCGAAAAGACATAGATTGCCTTATCCTCATGCTCAACTTTTACGCGCCAATCGTAATCAAAAGTATTTGTCTTGTAGTCTATATCCTTCTGGTAATTGTAGAGTTCCCACGGCTTCATGCTGATACCCCCAATTTATTAAATACTTCTGATAGGAAAGTGTCTGAACTTGTATTTATTGTTTTTGATGTATTCCTGCACTTCTTTCTGGTACACAGCTATACGCGCACCGAAATAGGCACTTGTTGCCGACTGTGTAGAGCTGAACGATTCAGAAATACCGTCCATGCTCAAAGAGCTTGAAGAGAATCCCGACATCAAGCCGTCACCGATGATGTTTAGAAGTGAAATAGCACAAGCCTTGCCGATAATCTGTCTTAAATCGTCTGGAATATCGTCACTTGTTTCAAATCCGGCTTCGTAATCAACGGCATAGAAATAGTAATTTCTTAAAGTCTGCTCTCCGTATGGATAAAGCACCTTTGAAACATTATTGAAAGTGTCGCTTCTGCGCCACGGTCTTTGCATAAAGTTAATAACGCCCTTGTCTTTTTCAAGATATGAAGTAGGCAACAAATCCATAGGATTTTCAGCGGCGTTGAGTAATTCGCATTTTGTAACCTTAATAATAGGTCTTTGCCGTGTTGTAATTCGTCCACGGCTTACAATTTCTTCCTGTCTGAACTTATAAGGCGGCTCTTCCAAATCATAATCGCCTTTTCTTGTTCTTGTTGTCCTTACAAGTCCTCTCTTATCCGGGTTACATCGGATAACTTTTCTTCTGATACAGATATTTAATTCACGCTCCAATTCTGTTATTGCAGCGTCAATAAAATACTGTGTCTGCTCGTCCTTAAACTGCTGTCCGTTTGTAGCCTTAAAATCAGTTCCCCAAAGATAGGTGTATCTAATATCATCGGGAGTTACAGGAACGCCCCAAGAACCTTCCGGCGCATTGTAATTGTTGAATGTATAACCGATACAATCTACATTCTCGCCGAATTTCACCCATTTTGAGTATTCGTACATATCACCTGTAGGAACTTCTACAGATGAATCTACAAAACGATATTCGTATAAACCATCTTCAAGATTAGAAGAATCAATGAAATCACCTGCTGAAATAGGAAGAACAACAGGCGATTCAGTATTTAAAATCCAACCGTCAGAAGTCCAAGTATACCAAGCGTTTTCCTTATAGAATGACCTTTCAAGTCTGAAAGATTCAGCGTTGCTGTTTGCCAGCGTGAGGATAATTCTTGTACTTGTCGCTTCTGCGGTTATCATTTATTTATTGCCTTTTGCGGCTTTCTTGCTTTCGCTCTTTCCAGCGTCAGCGTTTGCTTCTGCTGTGTTTGCGTCTGCCTTGCCGCCGTCCGATTTCTCGGTGTCTGTTGTTGTTTCTGATGAAGAATCAGAACCGTCTTTGCTTTCGCTCTTTCCAGCGTCAGCGTTTGCTTCTGCTGCACCGTCGAGGTTGAAGCCCGGAATTGTCAAGAAATACTTTGCTTCAAGAACTGTTACTTCTGCTTTTCCGTCAGCGTCAAAAACTACGGGATTTGCGCCAATACCAATGATTGTTTTCCCCGCGCGTTTTTCTGATACAACAGTAACCTTGTCTGTATCTGCCATAGCTGACAAATCAGACAAGATTTTTTTTGTATCAACGGCGGTAGAAGCAGCATTAGCCAGCGTTTTAACTGTTCTACCTTTAGCCATTAGTACAAGCCTCCTCTGTAACCAACATTCTTGATTTCAGCACAGAATTCCGGCGCACCAACTTTAAGCGCACCGAAGAGTGCAACTGCAAAGCGTTTTGCGAGAGAATCGTTTGTAGGAAGCGGGAATGTTGAAAGACCCATGAGCTGTGTAAAGGCAATGTTTGCCTTTGCGTCACGAGTAATTTCAGAAAGAAGGATAATAGAAGCTGTACCCGGAAGTTCTGAGTTAACATCTTCGTATGTTGTGTTTCCTTCAACTGCTGCACCGATTGAACACATTTCCATGAGTTCAGAACCGTCAGCTTTAGAGCGAGTGATGATGAATCCTGTAGCTCTTGCGCCGTTTGAATCCGGGGTAATAGTGATTGTAACACTCTTACCTGCTGCAACTGTAACGGCTGCTGCGGCTGCTTTTGCGGCTGAAATACCGTAAGAGTTTACGGCATGAACTGCATAGATGTAATCACCTGCATCATTTGTACCGAACTGTGATTCTGCACGAGTAGGAGAAGCGTTTACAGTAAGTGTTACTGTAGAAGGAGCGTTAGGGCGTTTTGTTGAATCACCCTTAGCAACAACTTTACCCTTTACATGGAACATCTTATCTGTACCAGCGTCTTTGCCCTGTATGCGGATAGAAGAACCACAAGAAGCGACAATATCCGGCAGGCGTTTAAGACCTGTATGTTCGTCCTCTGGTGTGTAGCGGAGCTTGTCATTGAAGAGAGAGCGGAACTGTCTTGCGATAACAGGAGGGAACAATGCTTTTTTCAAGTCACCACCCTTTTCATAAACAGTATCAGCTACTTCATCAAACAAATCTTCGCCTGTGAGAATAGCTTCATCGCCAGAAGCAACTTCTTCGCCGATTTCGTAACCGCGAAGGTCTGCAACTGTAGAGCGGAGGCGGGCTTCTTTTGTTGTATCGAAAGCCGAATCCTCGATAATTTTCTGGAAACCGTCAAACTGTTTAGGAACAACTGCACTGTTTCCGTGGAAGAAAGCACGCTCGGCAGATTTTACGACACGCATTGTACAAGCGACTTTTTCTGCGTTGTACATATCTTCCATACTTTCAACGAGTTCAGCCTGCTTTGTAATGCGTCCGATAGTACCGATGTACTTCTGTTCGAGGATTTTACGCTCGATGTCTTGGTCACCTTCGCGGATTTCCTCACCTTCGCCGATGAAGTTGAATTCATCATCGCCAACGCCTGTGCGTCTGTTGTACTGATGTACAGTAGACTTTGACGGCTGACGGTAGATTGAATTGAATACCTTACAATCGTCCTGCAAAACATCAAGCACATTTACAAGTGTTGATTCCAAATCTTCCGGCTGCAATGCGCGTCCGTCTGTAAACTGTGACGCGTCTGTACCATATCCGGCTTCGAGTGCTTTCTGAAGTGTCGCTTGATTAGCGTTATCGAAAAGCCCTTCGACATTTACACCTTCGTCAAAAATCATTCGTATTCCCCCTGTTTATGCTTTGTACTTGCGTACATAGCCCGAAATTTCGTTGAAATCTTCACGGCTGATTTTTCCGCCATGAACCGCCTTGTTGAAAGCAGAAGAAAGATGTTCAGACTTTTCAAGTGTCAAACCTGTGTTTGCTCTGTCCTTGAAAGCGGCATTGAGTGCGCTTTTTACAATCTGATAATCTTCTACGGTAGGACGCAAAGGATTGTCGTTTCCGTTTGCAGAAGCACCATTTCCGACATCTGACTTCTGGATAGAAGTAGCTGTCTTTGTAGGAAGTGGAGTGTTTGCAATCTGTGCAACGCTTCCGGCAACTTCAAGAATAGACTTTGAAACATCTTCCTGCTGTGCTTCATAGCCATCCATGCGCTTTGTGAGAGCTGCAACTGCGTCATTGCTCTTCTTTACTTCTGCAAGAATTGCAGCAAGCGCGTCTGTTGCGTCTACACAACCATCCGGCAATGATTTAGTGATGTTGTTAGGCTCTGCACCACCCTCACCGTTACCATTACCACCTTCACCGCCATTGTCTGAACCTGCGCCACCGTTATTCTCTGGTGGTACATTTTCACCCGGCTTCTTGTTCTTCTCCTCGCCATCGTCTGCATTGCTAGGAGAGCCACCCGCAAGCGATTTAAGGAGATTCTTTGTCTGTTCCAAAACAGATTTAGCCATAATTACATGACCCCCTTGTGATATTATTTCGCGGACAGAAGCCCGCGCTTTTTCCTCTGAATACCCTCTTTCAGTCAAGAAAGAAGTCATTTTCTGTGGTGTTTTGATTTCGCCTGTAGCGATTGCCGCCATAAGCTCATTGATTGCGTCAATGTCGTTTTCTTCTGTTTTTGAAATCTCATTAGGCAAGATGTTTTCCGGCGTATTGTTTGCTACTCCACCTTCTAAATCTTCTTTCTGCAAACATCTTCCGCCTGTCATTGTCGCTGCGTCTGTTCCGTAACCTGCTGAAAGTGCTTTACAGAAATCGACATTAGACATTGATTTAGCAAAAGCGGCACTACCTACCGTGTAATTTACAGGCGAACAAGTAAGGGCTAAGTCATTCCACATAAAAGCCGTTACTGTTTCCGTGCCGTCCTTGTTTTTGCGTACAATAGGCTTAATACCGCCTACACTTGCCTTTACACGGCTTGAATGAGCTTTGAGAAGGTCAATAAAAGGCTTTGCAGCTTCTACATAGCTATAGAGCTTGCCTTTTACGAATGTTCTTGTTCCTTCCGTTCTTACTGAAATAGGCTCGCCGATAATCTTTGTTTTATCGCTGATTACATTGCCGCTTGCGTCATATCTTTTGTGCTGGTGGTCGTCTGAAATTACGCCGTTTGAAAGGAAATATTCTTTACTGTCTGTGAGTGCTTTCTGCTGGATAATCTGATTCTGTAAGTCAAGATTTTCATTAGAGGCTTCGGTTTCAAAGATATAGTTTCCGTCCTCGTCCTCTTCGCCGAAAGACTTAATGATAATGGGAACATAAACATTGGAGAGAGATTTTTCAATGTCGTTTTCAGTGTAAAAGTCCACTTTTGCCCTGCTCCTAGTGCTTCTGACCGCAAGGCAATAAAAAAAGCAGCCAAAAACACTAATACCTTTTTAGTGTTCCGACTGCCTTTTCTAAGGAATATCGTTTTTATTCACGCCCACTACAGGCGACACAATATTGTAATTTTAATAACTCTTTGAAAGGCTAGGTAACTTTCGTTACGCCGGGCATGAAGCCCGATTTCACCCTTCAAGAATTATGTTTATTTTATCAGCAAAATAATACGCTGTCAAGAATTGAATACTTTTTATAGTATTAAAACAGTATAGCTACATATTTTTGCAATTCATCATACATTTTATAACCTTCAAGCCCCGAAAGATTGTCTGCAATGGAATGATAATACCACCCTATATCTTCTTTACTTGCATTAAAACGCTTCCAGAGTTCAGCCCCACAATTCTGAAAGTCAATATACATACTGCGGATATTTGAAAGTTTGTCAGCACAACAAACAAGTTTTGTTTCAAGTGAATCTGTTTTAAGACAATCAATAGTATGCTGTTTTCGTTCCTTCCAAGTCTTTGATTTATCCTCGCTTTCAGTCTGGACTATCGCAAGAATATCTTTTCCGAATTCCTTTTCAATTTCCTGTGGTGTGGTGTCAGTATCTTCAAGCGTATCATGCAGAATTCCGGCAACAATTACATTTTCACTACAGCCGTTTTCCGTAAGAATCTGCATTACTTCCATAGGGTGAACAATGTACGGTAGATTCGTTCCCTTGCGTTTCTGATTCTGGTGTTTGATTGAAGCAAAGATGATAGCGTTATGAATCTTCATAAAAGCCCCCTAGATAATAAAAGCCGTACATTATCTGCACGGCTTGAAAATCTCGTTTATGAAAGTTTTACCCCAGCTTCTTTAGCGCGGTTTTTAATCCGCTCTAATTGGTCTGTATGCTGTTTAGAAGGTTTTTTGTTTGGGTCGTCAGCATAGTCGCCAGAAGCCCACCATTCGGGATTATGGAAGTTCTTTTCCATGAATTCTTTTGCGTTTTTCTTTTCCATAGCCTCTACCTCCACTTATAATATACTACACTATCGGCATTATTGCAACAATTTGTAGTAAATTTTGGTGTTAATAATCTCCTTTCTGACAAATCAATGTTGCCATTCCGTTTGTCTGATTGAAGTTATCCCGGAAAGAATACCTGTCTACCAAGCCTTTTACAGCTTCAAAAGCGTCCTCGTTTTGTGTCATTTCGGTCATAATACCGAGCGGAACAAAACGCCCCGAATAGTCATTCTTTCGTGTTTTGAATCTGCTGCAGGCTCTTTGCATTGATTCCTGCATTGGCGTAAACATATAATCACAACTTGTGAAATACCCGGCTTTCTTGAAATCCTGTATCTGTTTTACGGATTTCTTAGGGCTGTTCATAGTGCCGTCAATTATGACATTCAGCCCCATTTTCATAGCCATATCAATGAGTTTTTTGTTTAAGTCAGATGATTCTTCGTGAACTGTTCCAGCGTTCCAACCTTCGTATTCTGGAAGCGGCGGACACAATTCTTTACCGTTCTTGTCATATACTCCGCTCTTGATTGCGTCTGCGTCCAAAACAATAAACTCTTCGGGATTGTATAAGCCCCCTTCTTCTGTGTTCGTAAACCAAGATTTACCCGCGCCCGCTCTTCCACCGAGCATTACGAGCATTGGCTTCTGTCCGGGCTTCGGTTTTGCTTTTGCAATCTTATCTGGTGAGAAATAATAATCCATTATTTTCTCATGCAAGGCGGCTCTTTCATCTGAATAAACAGCGTCTACACCTTCGCCGGAAATTCTGAAATTGTCTATCGTCTGACCGTCTGTTGCAATCTGATTCTTTACCCTTAATTCGGTTTCATCAGCTTTCTTTGACATTTCCTTTCCTTCTGCACCCGGAAGGTATTTGTCAAGGAAGTATTTTACACCTGCGCCCTTACTTGCTTTTTCCAATTCGGCAATTTTTGAATCTTGATATTTGTTGCGATAATCAGCAGCGTTGAAGTTTTCCGGGCTTATTGTTCCCTCTTTTGTCAAATTCTGTTTGATATTTTCATAAGGCACTTGATAAGCAAACGCTTCTTTCTTTGCTGTTACACCATCGTCACCTTTTGCGACAACCATACCGTCAATAAGTTTCTTCTCTCTTTCAAAACGAATCATGTCACCGCGTTTTGTCATTGCCTTAATCTCTGCTACGCGCTTGCGCTTCTGGATTTCTGTATCAGCAGAATTTCCCTGTCCGACATTTGCAGGCACCCATTTTTCACCGACTTTTTTCATCGGTATATCTCCGTTCTTTGTGTGCCATACGGAAAAGTTCTTTTTCTGTGCCTTTTCAATAATGTCACCAAATCCCGCCTGTTTCAATTTTGCCATATTTACAACAAGATTCATATTGCTATATCTCCTTCCTTGCCTTAATTACATTGTTGTTCCAAAAATCCTAAAGAATCGGTTTAATGCCTTTTCTACAGTCTTTTTGATGTTCAATACACGGTTTACAATATCTTCTTTGCTCTCACATTCACCCAAGAAAATATCAACCTCACCGTTTGCGGCTGGTCTTAATCCGCCGTTCATATCAAGCATGAATTCTGCAAAGCCTTTCTGTGTTCCTTCAAGTTTCTTTGCAAGTTCAAGTGATACCGGGTCAAGTTTTCTAAACATATCCTGCTGCTTAGAAAATGCTTCCACATTCGGGAATTGGTCTTTATGGTGCGCAACCTCAATAGCAATACCTACGGCTTCATTCAGCTCTTTATTGATTGAGTAACCTTTCATTCCCTTGTTTTCAATCAATGGAGTAATTGCCCTTACAAGTTTCTGTCTGATTGAGCGTCCGCCCTCTGTGTTTAACTGTCTGATGTTTGTTTCGTTGATAACGCTACCAATCAATACAGTTTCCAAAAATTCCTTGCCGGATGCTGTTACCGTGTTGTCACTGTAATACTGCGGAAGGTCTGTTTTCTGAATGATGTTTGACTGAATAAGCGTATTAAAAATACTCTGACTTGCTTTTTTATCAGCGTACAAATCGCCCATAGTGTCGAATTCGCCGATAATGCTTGCTACATCTTCAATGGTCTGCGGCTGAATCATCTTTGAAACTTTTACGGCTTTTTCAACAGGATTCATAGCCTTTTTGCCCGATTCGTTGTATTTTGCGAATTCGCTTGTTGTGTAGTCGCCTGTATGCTCTGTTTCAAAAACTACACGAGGGTGCTTGAACTTTGCCACATCATCAGCAGAGAAGCCGAACTTTTTAGCGCGTTTCTTCAATGCTTCAATGTACTTTGTATCAGTTCCTTTTCTTGCGGCAATCTTGCTAGACATTGTGCGGTTATTTCCAGATGTAACAACGCCGTCCTGTGTAACAACGATTGGAGAATCAAAGCCTAAAGCCCTGCCGTCAAAGTCAGAAGCAATATCAATTACGGTTTCCTGTGCTGCTGTGTCATGCTCATAATCTCTATCGTTTACCGTGCTACCGTCTTTTGCGGTCGGGAATCCTTCTGTCTTGTGGAAAGTAATTTCATCATGGCTTGCGCTAGGTGCGTCAGCTTCTACGAGTTTCCACTTTCCTTGTATTGCTTCCTTACCGACATAGATTTCATCTTCGTCACCTTCAACGGATAAAGAAGATTGATATTTCTCCCGGATAGATTCAATGCCTTTTTTCTTCGGCTCATTGTCAGTTTTCGGCGGCTCGTTATCCTGCTTAGGCTCTGTCTTTTTTGGCTCTTCCTTCGGTTTTGTTTTGCTTGCTTCTTCAAGTATTCCGTCTGCTCCGATTGTGTAATAACCTTTGTCGTAATCTTCAAAAATCTTTCTTGCGATATTGTTATTTATGAGTTTTGCAAATTCCTTTCCCACTTCCTGCATTGAGATATTCGGCTGTCCTTTTCTCATGTAGTCGATGAAATCATCAATACCGCCCTCAAAATCTTCAACTTTTGAATTGGCGTGTTTCTGGATTGTAGAAATAGGCTTTTTGAGCATTTCGACCCGGCTTAATTCGTGCTTTTCACATTCCTTTGTGGCTTCTTCCACAAGTTTTGAAAATGCTTCCTGTGTTCTTTCGCCTGTCTGCATATTGGCGGTACTGTCATTTTTTGCTTTTGCTTCTGTAACGGTTTTACCCTTCTTTCCTTCGTGAGCGTCATTCAGCCCCGAAACATACTCCGAAAACTCCTGCATGAATGGCAATGGGTGTCCGTTGTTATCTCTGAATCGCTCCATGTTCTCCAAACAGAGTTGTAAAAGTTCTTCCGAGTTTCTGCAGGCGGCGGCTTTTCTTCTTAATGCGGCAACGGCAAGTTTTGCGCCTTTGCTTTCAGTTTCATAAACTCGCGCCCACTTTTTAGGCGTGATTTTCTTGAACTTCTGACCGTTCCAAGTTCTTACAGTTCCGACCGGGAAATTTGCTTTCTGAATCCACTCGTCAATGTCGATTGCCTTTGCAATGGAGTGATTTTCTTTTTTCTCCAATTCTGCCAAATGGTCAAGAATCTTTTTCTTGAAATACTCGAATTTCGGGTCTTTCGGATTCTCCCCTTCTGATTTCTGAATGTCAAAGTATTCCTCGAAAACAATCTCGTTTCCGTTCTCACTGTTAATTGACTTTGCAAGTGTTTCAGCATTAAAAACAAGTTTTGTCATATAATCCCCCGGAACAAAAAAAACGCCGACTATCCCAAGAATTGAATCAAGGAATAATCGGCGTTTGCTTCTGCATAACTACCAAGAATAAATATTTTAATTGCATTATAAGGCATAACAGCCGTTTTTGCAATTATGCTCTTTGAATCAGCAAGCGACCGTTATAGATAATCGCTTTTGCAATTCCACCGTTACGCTTCTTTTCCATGTCTGCCTTAATCTGGTCTTTGATTTCCTCAAAAGGCTTCAAGTCGTTTCCGATTTCCTTTGCATAGTAATCTACGCGGTCAGCTACAGAATAATGCTTCTGTTTTCTCTGTGCGTCCTCAATCTGCTTCTTTGCTTCTGCCACATAGAAATCAAACTTACCTTCGATTTCTCCCAGCTTGTTTGAAATTTCGTGTCGTCTTGCAGAGATTTCAGAAAGTTTTTTCTCGATGTTTTCCGGGTTATCTACTCCCTGTTTTCTCCAAGAGTTTTCAATGGCTGCAATCAATTCGCCGTTTTCTTTAATGGCTTTGTTTGCCAATCGAAGCTGTGACTTGTAAGAGTTTACAGAATATTTGTAGTTCTCCAAATCCCGCTCAATTCTCCAAGTATCTTCTTTCGCTTTCTTTGCGGCTTTCAGTTTCTTTTCTGCTTCTTCCACAAGGTTAGTGTAATTCGCAACAGATTTTTCATACTCTGGTATCTGCTTTGTCTGATACTCTGTATTGCCTATCAGATTCTTTCTTTGGCTCATCTGTTCGGCAATGGTATCATAAAGCGCATCCGTCATTTTCTGCTGTTTCTTCAAGTCTGCCTGCTCCTGCAAGATTTTCATGCTTGCACGCTTTTTCGGGTCTTTAATAAGCTCGAATTTCAGCTCTTCCGGGTTGATGTCCTCAACATTGAGAGAATCGCCCTTATAGCTCCACAATGCGTTAAGGCGGCTAGATTTTTCGTCATACTTCTGGTACATCATAGCGTCAATGGAATCATTCATAAGCGGATAAACGATATGAGTAATTCCCTGTTTGTTATTCTGTCGCCAGATACGACCTTCTACCTGTATTGTTTCGGTAGGATTCCAGCCAAGCATTGTGTTATAAAGCGTTGTAGAGTTTCCATTGAGTGAAACACCTTCTTTGATTGTTTCCGAACCGATAATAATTTTAATCTTGCCGTCCACATCGTTGAAGTCGTCCTTAATGCGCTCTTTGTCTGCAAGGCTTGTGCTTGAATCCATAAAGGCGATAGCGTCAGCCGGAACACCTTTAGAAACAAGATAATCTTTTACATACTGATACTGCTCCACACCACGCGGCATATAGATTACCTGTCCTTCTGTCGGTCTTTCCTTGTACTGTGTGCTTGCCGTATCACAAACAAATTGCAGCTTAGGCGATTCTTTTACAATGTCCTTCATCTGCGGTTTGTGCCAGCCCTCGTAATCCTCATAATCAGCCCAGAATTTCGGGTCAATCAATGCTGGTGAGAGTGTAGCCATTCGCATATTGTTCATTGCGATAAGAGCGTCAGCAGAGTTTTTATTATCGTCACCCGGCTTTGAGAATTTACCGTCCATACGGTCAGTTTCAGCCTTAATAATTGCTTTCTGCAATGGTGTCAAATCAAGCTCCGGCTTGTGTACTCTCTTGTATGGTCTTACTACTCCGGCTTCTTCACCGTCTACCTTGTCGATGAATTCAGTAATAAGATTCTGCAATGCGTTAAGGTTTTTGAAGTTCTTCATAACCTGTGCTGATACTACATCACCGTTTGCCTGTACCTTCCAATCCGGCTTCATTTCTGCAAACTGCTTCATAAAGTCCTGCAAGTTGTAGATTTCCAAATCTTTGAGGCGGTTTCTTGCCACCATAGAAAGAATGTTGTAAATCTCTACAGGCGAGTTATTGAAAGGCGTTGCTGAAAGTCCGAAGAATCCCCTACCGTTTGTTTCTCTCTGAATCAACTGTGAAATTGCAAAGAGTTTCATAGCGCGTCCAGATGTCGCTCCCTGCATACCGCTGTATTCGTTTGAGAGCTGTTCGGGGTCGTCGTCTGCCTTAATCTTTCTTCCCCAATAATCGGTTTTCTTTTCGTTTGTGCTTCGTACAGATTTACCAAAAGTGCGTGGAATTGAGAAAACATTTTTGAAGTTGTGCAGCTCGTCTACTGTGATATGGTCAATTCCCAAATCTTCCCAATAAACCGCTCCCGGCTTTGCTTCTGCTGCAATACCGAGCATTTTCATCAACTTTTCTTCTGCCTGTGCCTTTTCGCGCTCACTTCGGGTATCTTCTACGAGGTTTCCGTATTCGTCATAGTCATATACCGACTGTGAATCAAGCATATCATCACGCAAATCACCGTTAAGAGTTTCCTCTTTGAAAGTGACTTTCTGCAATGCTTCGTAAGTACAGACATTCAATGCACCTTCCGGCAAGTTTACTTTACCGTCAGAATCTTTGAATCTGCCTAAGTCCTTTTCGCTGAAATTTCCGAGTTCGTTTATTGTCTGATTTGGGAAATGCTGCTTAATTTCCTTAATCCATTCCTTGTAAACAGATTTTGGTACACAGATAATCGGGCGTTTTGCTTTTCCTGTCTGAATCTGATTTACAGTCGCAACAATACCTGTTACGGTCTTTCCTACACCGACATCATAAGCAAGAATACCATTGCCCTTATTGCAGAGCATAGAAACGCCTTTAATCTGCTGTTCGGTCATGTCGAATTTCTTCTTCCCCTTGTGGGTGTTCATGCCGTCAACGAAAAGCGGAATCTTTTTATAATCTGGGTTTACGCGCGAGTTAAATCTTGCGTTCCATTCATCTTCAATGGCGTTCTGCTGTCTTTCCGGGAGTTCGCGCAACCACTTATTGAAAAGCCTTTCTGTTGTTTCGCGTCTTGCGTTCTTTTTCTGCTCCGCAAACATTTTGGCGGTTTCTGCGTCCTCTGGGTTTCTTGTTCTTTCAGTTCTTACAGGAATCTGATTTACATAATCCCAAATATCCTGCATTGTCATTCCGTCCGCAAGCTCTGACTTTGGAATAGGACAATGAGAGTTCCGGTCGATTCCCCCGTTTTCATTAAATCCGCAATATGCAAGGAATTTGTCTTTAAGAGAAATACCGTCCTCGTCTTTGAACTGCAAAGCAAAGTTTTCTTTTGGCGAGATTGTAAACTGCATGATATTTTTTCTTGCAGGCAATACGGCTTCAAGAATAGCTTTCTTTTCTTCGTAAGATTCTTTGCTTATGCGGTCTTTTTCAGCTTCAAGTTTCGCGAGTTTTTCAACAATGTTTCCGCTTGCATAGTTTGCGACATTTACAAAGTTTCCGTTTTCATCGGTCACAAAGTTCTTGTTTTTGCTAAGTTCCTCACGCTCTTCATCAGTAAGTTTCGTTACATCAACCTTACCTTCCCAATCGGTTACTTTCCAGAATTTCATGTCGGCTTCTGGAATATCCTTTGAGTATTTAGCGTTGAATTCCTGCGCTGTCATATTCTTACCGATAGAAGGTGTGAATACATCGCCTTTTGTAGCTTTCTTTACAATCTGCTTGTGAAAAGCCTTTTTTGCGTTGTCGTTGCCCTTCATGGCTTCGCTACGCTTGCGGCTGATTTCTTCGGCGGTTTCCTTGTCGTCCAATACGGCAAAATCTTCAAGGCTTGTTCTTCCGCCCGGATTGGTCTTACTGTCGAATTCGTAACCAATCATTCCGCCGTCAGTAATGTATGTGATTTTTCCTTTTGCTCCGTCCGGGCGTGTAAGTTCCGCGCCTACCTGCAACTTGCCAATAACTGTAAATCGTTTTGACAAATCAGCCTGTACGGTCTTTACTTCGACATTCTTTGCAATCTCTTTGACTTCAACGGCTTTTGTATCAATCATGGAAATTGCTTCTGCAACTGTCTTTCCTTCCGGGAGATTTACAATCTTTGTCGGCTTTCCGAAACGGTCTTTTCCTTCTGTTTCGTGTCCGATTACATGAGATTCATTGTCGGCAAAATATTTATTGTCGCAATAGTCGGCAATATCGCCCTTGCCCTTCTGAATAACAATAATATCTGTTCCGACATCTGTACTGCTGAATGTACCCTTTGGAAGTCGCCACGCTTCAAGCAGCTTTCCTTTCTTTGCAATCGCTTCTTTCCCCTTGCCGTTTTTGCCCCGCAAGAATGAAGAAGGAACGACAAAGGCAAGAATACCACCGTCTTTGAGAGTATCAAGAGAGCGGTCAATAAAGTATTCTTCATAGCGTGTGTGGTGTTTTCCTTCTCCCATGCCTTTGTAAAGGTCGTTATAAGCTCCATACGGCGGGTTTCCGATTGCGACATCGTACAGTTCGCCTTTGTAGCCTGTTACGGCGTTATTCTGCATGAAGAGCTTTTGAAATGCCCCCTGCTTTACTTCTGAATCCGGGTGAAGAATTCCGGCAATTCGTGCGCTTGTTTCGTCAAGTTCGCAAAGTGTGAAATCTTCGCTTCTTCCTTCTGCAAAGCGTCCGATACCGCTAGACGGCTCTAAAACTTTTTTCTTCTGATTTGGATTGTATTTGTCTACAAGCTCCCACACCTTAGAGATAACATCTCTAGGAGTGTAGAATTCGGTGAGTACGGCTTTTGTAGACTGCCCGCCCTCATTTAATCCGCCGCCACCTTCATACTGTGAAAGAAGTGCTTTATCTTCTGCGGTCATTTCAGAATCTTTCTTTGTTGCGAGAAGTTCAAGGCATTTTGCGCGGATTTGTTTTGCGGTCGCTTTTGTTACTCGTCCGCTTCCTGCTCCGTTTCGTCCATTGTCAGAACTTCGCTCTCCAAGTCCGATTCCAGATTCGCGAGGTTGCTGTACAAATTCGTTTCCGTCAATGGCTGATTCTGTTTCAGACACATCGCTATTGCCATTTCCTTCGCCTGTTCCGCTCCGTAAGTCGCTAGTACCTGCGGAAAGTCCATTTCGTCCAATTCCAGAGTTATCTTCTCCATGTTCGCCTCCTGTTACATCATCATACAGAGCATTGAAAATATCAGACCGTTTATAGCCTGTGATTTCTTCATTGCTTGTACCACCGTACATATCAAGTTTCTTTCTAAAATAATCGTCTTTTTTATACAGTTTTTCAAACAGTATTTGACGATTTTTTATTCCCTGTCCGTTTACCTGTTCACTCACCATGTTTCGCATGATTTCGTAAACATCTTCCGGCATACCGAATTTCTTTGCGTTCTGATTTCCGAGCATTGCATTACTGCGGTTTTCGTGTTTCTCCGCTTCGCTTTCCCCGGCTTCAAGTGCTTTTCTCTGCTTATCCATGAAAGCCTGTGCGCTGTCAATGTCGCTGAATACCTGCTTGTCAGTTTCGTTTCCGGCTTCATCGTGAGTAATAACGGTGTATTCTTTTTTCTTGTAATCAGAATTCGGAATCATTTCAACAAGCCCGGCTTTTGAGCCGTCACGAATCATCAGCATATACTTTGTTTCGCCTTTTTCGTCCGTGTATTCTTTCTGTGCATGGAATCCCAAATCAGCAAGTCTTTCGATAAAGTTCTGTCTTGATTTTTCTCCGAGGTGTTCACAATCAAAAACAAAATCATTAGCGTTATCAAGAATACCGCTCAAATCGGTCTTTGAATTCGCTCTCCATGATTCTGTAATTTTTCTGCCTTTTGAATCAATCTTTGAGATATTAGAATAAGGTTTTCCGCCTGTTCCGTTAGGATAGAATCTGTTCCAAGAGCCAGCAAACGCTTGAAACCAATCTACTTTTTTAGGTGCAGCAGGCTTCTTGTCCTCTACCTTTTCTTTCATTTCGGCTTCTTCTTCGCCGTAAGTATCTTCGTACTCTTCGGCAAGTTCACGGTGTCCGCTCTCTTTGATAAGGTCGCCTACAAGTTTTGGAGTGAAGAAATAGTCAATATTCAAGCCCTTCATGTCGCCTGCAGAAGCAAGCTCTTTAAGGTCTACATATCCCCATTCGCTTGTCATTGGGTCGCCGTTGTTGTCTACATAACCATAGCCTACGCCATCGTCGCCAAGCTCTGTAATGTAGTAATCCATACCACCGACAAAGTAATGCAGCCTTGCCGTATGGTCGCCCTCGTACATCTTCGGCATTGTTGCGATTGTTTCAAGAAGTGCCTGTACATTGTCAATCTGTTCTGTGTTTGTCGCTTCAATCTGTGAATGTGGGATAATTCCCAAATCAAACAACTGCGGCTTGATAACATCTTTAAGAAGCTGCGCTTTTGTCGGCTTCTTTTCGGTTTTCTTCCCGATGTTATCTAGTTCTTTGAAAGCCTGTTTCATTCCGGCTTCAACTTTCTTTGGGTCAAGGTTATGCTTTTCGGCAAATTCCGCAATGAGTTTCTTCTGCTCTTCTTTCTTTGCCGATTCATCAGCAACTTTCTTTTCTGCTACCTGTTCCTGTTTTTCCTGCTGCTGAATTGTCTTTCCTGTGTACATTCCCCAGATACGGCGCATTAAATAAGGGTTTGCTTTCCACTCGCCTTTATCTTTTGCCCCAAGTTTTTTAAGTTCCTTGTCGCTGAACAATGACGGCTCGTCATTCTCTGGTGCGGGTGTTTCCATATCTTTTGAGAGTACATCGGCGTTTTCTTTAAATGTCGCCATTTTTACAGGCTTATTGAATTTCTGCTGATTCTCTTTCGGCGCAAATCGGTCGTCCCACTGTTTGCGATGTGAGAAGTATTCAACAAGGTGCTGCGCAAAAGTCTTTTTATCGGCATTGAAATCTTTCTGTATGTTTTCTTTCGCATACATTTCATCTACCTGCTTTTCGTTGATTCCGAAAAACTCTGCCAGCTTTTCAAAAGGCTTTTTAATCTGTTCCCAAGCGTATAAATATTTATACCTTCTGACAGACTTTCCACTATGTTTCTCTGCAATCGGTACACGGTAGATGTAATCATGTTCCCCTTTCTGTGAACCAAGAGCAGATTTAAGAATCTCTGCAAACTTTTCTTTGTTGATTATCAGCATTTTATATCTCCTTAATGTTTGTGCAAATTTGCTCAAATTTGGCGTTTTTCCCTAAATCAACCTAAAAATCAAGGTTGAATTCGCTCTCCGTGATTTTCTTTTGCAAGTACATAATCTTTGAATTCGTCAATGCTCATTGTGGTAATACTTCCTAAAAATCCCGGTCTGTCATACTGTTTGAGGTATGCAGCCTTTGCAGATTCAAGAGAATCAAAACCGAGCATACATTTATCTTCATCGTACTTGTTTGTTACAGGGTCGTTCTGATGAATGATGTAAACATTCTTTGCGTCCTCGTTATCGCCTATATAGCAATCTACATGGTCGCCGTCAGTTCCTTCTGTACCTCGTATATAGCCATAGTCATAGTGCATGAATGTGTGCCACTCGTGACCGTCTTTGTCTTTTCCGCTTCTGGTGCTTCCCTTCTTGTTCTCTACCGAGATTTTCAGCCCCGCAAAATTGTATCTGTCCTGCAATTCGTGACCGCTCCATGTGAGTGATTTCTGAATAGTGCCGTTATACAATTCGTTGATACGGTCGATATATCCCGGTGTTTTGTCGTTCGGGTTTTCGATTCCCTTTGCTTTCCATTCCTCGCGGGCTTTGTCTATTGCCTTGTTGTAATCCTCACTTCGCTTTTTAAGCATTGCGGAATATGCGTTAATGCGTGAATTCCACCTAGTCCAGATTCCCCGGCAATAAGGGTGAAAAGCTCCGTTTGCGACATAGTTCTTTTGTCCGTTCCAATCCTTACCTTCCCAAAGTGCTACTGTTGCGTATGGGTCGCCGTCTACCTTGTCGTTTGAAAGTGGTGTTTCGCTCCATACGGCAATTACTCCGTTCATCTTCTTGCAGAAAGGACAGGTTGCGCCGTCTACAATCTCTATGCGCTGAAAGTAGACTTTTTCCCCCGCCTCGGCGTTAGACACTTCTTCTTCAATGAATGAATTGTTTATGTTGTTCTGAATCTCTGTGTCGGCAATTTTTCTGAAATCTCTGTTTGTGCCGGAAAGTCTATTAAACAGGTCTTGTGAAATCTGCTGCTTTCCCTTGCGTGACTTTATGCCGTCAATAAGGGTCTGCTTTACTTCGGTTTTGAGTTCGTCAGTCATTCCCGATATTCTTTCTGCCGCGCTCTGCTGAATAAGCTCTATCCGGGTATTATCCATTGCCCCGAAAACTTTTTCAGCGGTCTTTGTGCTTTCGGCGATGTAGTCAAAAGTTTTGTTTGAATATCTTATATCTGAAAGGCTGATGTCTTTTACTTCCGGCAACTTATTGTATTTAAGCATACGGTCAAGAAGTTTTCCCAACGCCTTGCTTTCAAGTACAATCTTTTCTCCGCTGCCGTTGAATTTCTGATTGAGAATCTTTTCAAGAGCCTTTACAAACCTATCCCAATCAGCCTTTTTAATCGGCTTTCCTGTTTCGGGTGAGTAAAGAATCTGCCCTCTGTGAATAAGTTCCCCGGCTTTTTGAAGTACATTCTGAATCGGTAAATCAAAATAATCAGCGACAAAATAATAAACTTCTTTGATTGCGTTATTGAAATAGTCATACCACTTATAGGTTAATTGCTCCTGCGAAGCAAAAGCAAAAGCCTCTCCTGTATGTTCTGTATTCTGCTTTTCGACAGAAGCAGGAATTCCGAGTTGTTTAGAAACTGCGTGAATCGCCTTTTCAAACTTGTAGCGGCAATTTTGAGGTGTAATGTTTGTGAATTCCAATACTACGGTTTTGTTCATATTCGGATTCTCACAAGTTCCCTTGTTCTTTCAAGAAGTGACTTCTGCATTTCTTCCCCGCCGTTTTCTTCTGCAGGCTCTTCTGCATTTCCTTCACTTCCAAAGTCGCCAGCTTCGGCATCGTCACCCATAATTGCGCCTTGATAATCACCCCATGAATCATCATCAGAGCCGCCCATATCTCCGCCCTGCTGCTGTTGTGCCTGTGCGCTCTGGAAAAGCTGCACGGCTTGCGGGTTAAGCGGAATGTCAGCCCATTCGGCATCAAGTTTTTTCATGCCTTTTTCTTCGCGCTTTTCGTTCAATGTCTTGTACGCTTCAACTTCTGATTTATCAATGTCAACGATTGCTTTAGGGTCGTCTTTTTCGTACCCTACGAATTCAAGCTCATAATCTGGGTATGCAATATCAAGAATACGGTTGATGTAATCCTGTAAGAATGAGAGAGTATCACCAAGAATTGTAGATTTTGCCTGCTCAATTCGTGTCTTTCCTTCACGCTCAAACATTGCCTGTGACTTCTGCGAATGAAGCCCCAATTCTTCCATGCTGCAACCAAAAAGGGCTACGACATTTGAAACAAGGAAGTCAAGCCAATTTGAGAATTCCATATCGCGGTTATTTCCGCCAAGCTGTACCCACTTGATAGAATTGTTTCCGCCCTCTTTTCCGCCACCAGAAGGAATGATAGGCACTCGCCACTGATTAGCCGGGCTTCCGTTCATAATTTCGGAAACATAATCAACCATTTCTTCCGTTGATTCATAATCCAAATCACCGTCAACAAGAAGCATACCTCGCGGCAATTTGTTTTCTGTAAATGCTCCGGCGTTATATGTGATTGTGTTGATTTCGCTTGCAATAAGGTCTATTGCCTGTTCGATTGGTGAGTGACCATAGAAAGAGCGGTAAATATCAGTCTGCGGATTTGCAATCTGAACAATCATTTCCTTGTCAGTGTATGCTACCCGCGCCATACCGTGTATTACTTGCGCATACTTGAATTCCGGGTGTTCCGAATTCGGCAAAACACGCTCAATAGTGCCAGAATCCACGGCAAAAAATGCTATCGGCTTTCCTGCCACATTGTACTGCATTTCTGTACTTGCCTGTGCAATCGTCAGCCAATCGCGGATAATCTTTTCTGAAAATACCGTAAGAGTGTCACGGTCGGTATCTTTGTAGTTTCCTGTATGAACTATGAAATCTTCGATTTCTTTTCGCTTTGCGCTTTTCTGTCCGGCGGCTTTTCCGAGTTCCTCGCCTTTTTTGAGGATAACGAAACCGCGAATATTGCGGTCTGTAGAAGGTTTCAAAAACGGTTTAACTTTTTTCTGAATGTTGTTGATACAGATGTTTATAACCCATGCTTTATCTGCAATTCTGCGTAAAACGCTTGCACTTACAGAGCCGTTCATTGCCCGGCTTACACATCGTAAACCTGCGATTGAAGTGTCTGATACTGTGAATGGGTCAAAGAATGAAGAACTTGCGCCGTGTAGTCTGCCGTTGTCATTGAAGAAAGAACCTTCGCCCTGCCCCAGCCCCATTTTGTCAAATTCGGCTCGCCTTGCGATTTCTTTCTTAATGTTTATGGGAGTAGGTTTATTTATTCCAAGCATTTGTAAAACCCCGCATAACGCTATCAAGCGATTTTCCGCGCCTATGGGTCAGAGTTTCGGCGCGTTTTTCGATGGGTTTTACTTCGTTTTCTGTGCGATTTATCGTAGAATCTACTACCGATTGTACCACAGTATTGTTTTTTTGACTAGCATATTGTTTGTAGAACGATATTTTTTTAGCGTCCATGCTCGCAAAGTTCGCTAAAGCCCATGCCCAGAAACTATCTGCATGACCTTTCTCGTTTCGCTCTGCGTCATATCTGAAATACTTTCCTACAGCGTCCATGCGCTTAATACTGTGAATCTGTGAGTGAAAATCTTTGTTGTTTTCAAGTGCGAATTCGTGTTGTTCCAATCCCCTTTTTGCTTCGATTGCAAGCTGTTCTTTCATTTGTGGAGTGAAATATACACCGTCTATTTTATCCCCGAATTTCTTGTAGAGCCGCTCATAAACGCCATCGCCGCTACCTGTTCGGTCGATTGCTCCACGGTAAATCGGCAATTCTCTAAAGAGCTTTTCGGCAATATCTCCCTGTTGCTCATAGCTCATGCCTTTTCTTTCAATCCGGGCAAAACTCCTTTTCTTGTCGCCCTTCATACCGATTAAATAAATAGACATAGCATCCCGATGTTTTGCAACATCGAAGCCCAGAAATAAAGGTGAACCGTGCATTTCTTTTTTGTATTGCAGAATCGCTTCATCTTCCGAAGTGTACGCTTGAAAATCAACGCCCCTGTTGTATTCCCAATACTCTTCATCGGTGATTGATTCATCTTTACTCATTTCGATAAGTTTTTCTTCGTTATCGCGTCCGGGAGTGTTTTCATAAATCAATTCAAGCGGGATATAGCTTGCAGCTTCATCAATGAACCGACATTCATATTCCTGCTGAAACTTTTCCAGCTCCATAGAGTTGTAAATCTCTTTGATGATGTCTGTACCAAAAGTGAAAACACGCTCTTCTGTTGTCATTTCCGGCGCAATCTTTACCGCCATTGGAACATCAACACACAAGCCGGAAGAGAACCACCACGGAATGTTATAGCGTTCGTAACTCTTATATGTTTCTTTGTCAGAATAGATTTCATAAAACTTGCCGATTTTTCCGAGTGGTGAGCTTCCCATTTCGATACAACCACCACGAGAAATTACAGGTAATGCAGCCGTATAAACTGCGTCTGACATTTTCGGTAAATAAATCGCATATTCATCAAGGGCAATATCGCCTCCCTTTCCGCGAGGAGGGCGACAAGGAATAGAGATAAGACGGCTTATTGTTTTTCCGTTTTTGTCAAGAAAATCAAGTTCTGTCTTGTTGTTTGTCTTGCATACTTTCCGTACATTTCCCGGAAGAGATTCATAGAATTGCGCGGCATAGTTTATTTTTTCTACCGCGTCCGATTCGTTGTAAGAAACAAACTGCTTTGTATATGCTACTCTGTCCGGGTCTATCGCTTTGACAACTCCCTTCATGGAAGTCACAAAAGAAAAACCTGTACGGCGTGATTTTACCAGAATAGAGAATCTTGACATACTGCGGATATAGCGGTTTTGCCAGAAGTCCAAATCAATATCACGCTCATTGAACTTCATAAAGGTGTAACAAAACCGCAATCTTTCATCGGGTGTAAACATTTACGCTTCCTCTAGCAAATTGTCCGGCTCGTCAATGTATTTACCCGCAAGCTCTTCTTCTTCGTCCTTTTTCTGAATGACTTTCAGCTTTGCGGTCACTTTGTCTTTTATCTGCTCAATGGTCAATTCCATTTCGCTTTCTGTGTTTTTCTTCTCGCCGCTTGCCATTTCGTGCAGCTTCATCAAAACTTCCATTTCATGAGTTCTGTTTGCGAATTCATAGCTTGGCGTTCCGTTATTGTTGAACTTTACACCGTCAATACACTTTCTCTGCTCCGGCGTAAGTGTCGAAGGGTCTTTAATGCTTAAATACTCCCTTTCGTTGCCGTCCTTGTCCGTGTATTTCTTGACTTCGTGAAAATCGTTTACATCAAAAGTCGCTCTTGCAATCTTGTCAGTTATTGCCCGGTGGTAAAAATCATCAAGCGATTCTCTGACATACATATCATCAAACTTTTTAATGAGCGCGGAAATTTCCGGGTTTCTGCGTATGGCGGGCGACAAAACATTAGCCGTCTTTTTGGTATATCCTGCTTTTATTGCAGATTGCATAGCGTTGTGATATGTCCTTCCCGGATATGTAAACCAGATAACAAAATATTTCTGTCTGTCGTTCAGCTTGCAATCTTCGCCCCAATCAAAAGAGTTCAAATCAATGTCTAAGTTTGTCGGCTCACCTTCTGCCGGAATTGTTTTCTTTGTCGGTTTGCGAGGCTTCTTTTCTTTCTGTTCTTTTTCAGCCGTTGTTGTTTTCTTCGCTCTTGGCATTGTTCAGCTCCTTGCATTTATGCGGTTGATACCCTTCCACACGCCGCCCACGCTCTGTGTAGACTGTTGTTAATTCATCATCACACACGATAACTTCATCGTATTTGACAGGAATATAACGGATTTCTTTTCTGCATTTCGGGCATAACTGCATAATCAGCCCCCGATAAAAAGCTCCAAAGTTGAGCCTTTCCATGATTGAGATTTATAGCAATTTGTGATTTTCTTTCCAGAAAAGACAAAGCCCAAAGTGCCGTAAAAAGTGCTTACACTTGCTTCTTTCAGTTCTTCCGCAAGTGAAAAGCCCTCTTTGACAACAGGGTATTTTCTTTCTTCTTCTGTGGGATTGTTATATTGTGCAACGGCTACAAGTTTTCCGCTCTCAAATCCAAGTTTTATATAACCGCTGTCAATTTTCTGTATGCGGTTTTCAAGAGATTTTACAAGTTTATCCAACGAATATGACATAATCCACCCCATACGGCTAAGGTCAGAATCGCCGTTATGTTTTCTTCGTTGGGTTTTTCTTTTTTTTTGTTATAACCTATTATGTCAAAGTTTGCAAATTTTTCATACTTCCCACCTAAAATATGACTATTTTTTCTCGAAACAACCGTATCGCAACGGAAACATTTCATAAAACTTTTTGCTTATCATTCTTCTTTTTGTCTTGCAAACATAGTTTTGAACTTCTTTTTTAAGCCTTTTTGAATAAAACGGTTTGCAGACATAAAGCCTTTTGCAATCAATACAACTTCTGCACATATCACGATTCCCGGAAATTCCAATCTGGATATTGCCAAAGCACCAACGCTTTTTTAAGCGTATAAACTGCATTACTGCGGGTAATAGGGCTTTTTACATCTTCAATGATTTTCTTTCCACCTTCCAGATATGTGAAATCAGCGACATAAAACCTTGCTCTTTTATTTCCGCCCGCTTTCGGTACAATCTCAAAACGCTGCCGAATCTTCAAGTCAGAAATCAGCCCCGAAATTTCAAGCATTTTAAGCTCGCGGTAACGATTCGCTTCTTTAGCAGAATCAAAGGTAATTCCTTCAACCGTTGTTTTTCTGTTACCGTATTTATTTTTCTTAGGGAGTGCGAAATAACTTCTTCCAAATCCGCTATTCATGCTGAACCGCCTTTTTGAATTTGATTCTCTGTACATACTCGCTGCCTTTTACGCAAATTACTTTTGATATACACTCCCTGCCGCCCCAATGCAAACAGTTTCTACAGCGTTCTTGCTCTGGATTAGTCGGAACTTCAAAACCGTCTTTGATTCCGATTTCACGCTTTATGTATTCAAGAAGTTCATCTTTGCTTTCTGCAGGCAATTCTTTGAAGTTGATGTTTTTAGGCATGACAACAGATTTTATACCCTGTTTATCAAGTATATCTGCGATATTTGCCATTGTCTGAAAATCATAACTTTCATCTACAGTCACAAGATAAAAGCAAGATTTATCAAGTTTCTTTATCTCTTTTACGAATTCGTTTTTGTTCATTCCTCTTTTTCTCCGTCATGCACCCAGCTATCGCAGGGTTTTGAATCATTTTGCACCGTGTAGAACAAATCCCGCATGGCGCAAAATCCGCAATCTTTATTCCTGTCATGGTGAAATTCCGTGACATTGCCTTTATCATCTTCATCAGTCAGAAAAGAAACACAGTTTCCGCAATGCTCTTTTATTTTCTTGTCAAACATTCTTTTCCTCGAAACTGTCACAAGTTCCTATCGGCTCTACGCTCGCTTCTTTAATCCACTCCGAGCGGTTATTGCAATAAAGCGCAATACCCATTCTGAAATAAGAGTGTTTACAGTTATAGCAGCATGGAAGCGTCTTGAAAGTCTTATATGTTTTTCTGTCTGTCTGAATCTCCATAATTTCAGCCCTCAATTTTTACGGTAATTTCTCCGCCCTTTACGACTTCGGAAGGAAAAACCAACTTCACATCTTCCGGCGTATATTCCACGCCGTTGATTTTGAACTTCACTTCTGAAAGTGAATAACCGTTATGACAAAGTGCCTGTAATCTTCCTGTAAGCTCAACAAGTTTCATGCTTAAACCTCACATCAGAAGGGTATGTCTTCCGGGAATTCATCATCGCTTGGTGGTGCAGGCGGTGTCTGATACTGTGTATTTGCTTTCGGTGTGAAAGACTGCTGCTGATAATTTCCGCCCGCGTTCTGTGTTGTATCTTCACTCTTGCCGCCCAAAAGCTGAACATTTTCCGCAACAATGCTGATTTTGCTTCTGTTGTTGCCCTGCTGGTCTTTCCAGCGGTCTTGTTTAAGGTGTCCGTCTACACAGATTTGTTTACCCTTCAAAAGATACGGCTTCAAGTTTTCGGCGGTCTTTCCGAAAATTGCAACTTCAAAATAAAAAACTTCGTTAATCCATTCGTCACCCTGTTTCTTGCTTCGATTTACAGCAATACTTACATTCGCCCTTGCCTGTCCGTTAGGCAAATATCCGAAACTTCTTTCATCGTTTCCCAAATCTTGGGTAAGCCGTCCAATCAAAACAACATGATTTAAGTCTGTCATATATTCATTCTCCTACTTTGTGTACAATTCTTTTTCCGAACCTCTGAACGATTTGCCGCTGAATTCAATAGTCATTCCTAAACCCTTGAATCTGTCAGTAGCAGCCCCGCCCAAAAACTCGCCTAATTCGTTTCTTGTCAGATTTGAGATAAAGAGCATTGATTTATAGCTTTCGTAACATTTATTCGTTACATCAAACAATATAAACTGCTCCCACTTTGAATCTGGATAACGCCCGATTTCGTCAAAGATACGGAAATCAGAGCTGCAAAGCTCTTTCACAATTCCCGCTCTTGTTTCATGACTTAAATGCCATTTCACATCATCAAGCCGCTGCATAACTTCATGTGTTTTGAAATATGAGCAGGAAACACCACGGCGGCAAAGCTCGTGCATAAGAGCGATTGCAAAAACGCTTTTTCCTGTTCCGTATTTTCCGCAAAGCCACAAGCCTCTAGGCTTTCCTTCCGCAATATCAGAAATGAACTTCTCAAAGACATTTATATCTGTGATGATGTTTCCGTCTTTGTCTTTCATTTCTGCAATTCCTGCCTCCAGAATGTCAGAAAGTTCTACATTCTCGAATTTCTCTGCTATTCCGCTGTTCAAGAAATTGCGCTCCCGGTTTGCTTTTCTCTGCTCTTCTTCATACTTGCGAATTTCTTCTTCACGCTTCGCAATATCTTCATCAGAAGCAACGGTAATACCCGCAAAAACATTCTTCATAACTTCCGGCACGGTTTTTATAGGGTCTTTGTTTTTCTTTTCTTCTTCGCTCATTAGAAATCTACCCCCTCGCCGCTAGAATCTGCTCCCGATTGTGCGACCGCTGAACCGTTCTTTTTCTTCATGTCTTGATATTCCGTGATGTCGAAATAGTCCGGCAAGAATCTTTTTATGTTCTTGAACTTTGCAAAGTTGTCAAAGCTGTATTTTACATTCCACCAAGTTTTATTCGCTTTTTTAAGCTCCATAACCTTGATGTAATTTTCAACGGCGGCAATTACTGAACTGCTATGCAGCTTTTCTTTCTGCAACTCTCCGACTGCCATTCTGAAATCAGAGAGCATAAATGTAATGTAGCCGGATTTAGGACAAGGAAGCCCTGCTCCGTTCCATAAGTCGAAAATCTTCTTAGCGTATTCTTTCTGCGCATAAGAAAATTGTTCTTCGCCCGGTGTCTGGACTTCGTAAGGTATTTCTTCCTGCTGCGGCTCTTCTGCCTGTGTTGCTTCAAGAGCCGGAATTTGTGCCTGTGGTGTTCTTGCGCTTTTTGCTTCCGCAATCAAAGTACGGAAATACTTGTTTGAAGTCATGGAAGTATCAAGCCTTTTTAAGAGCTTCAAGCAAAAGATATGACCGTCTGATTCCTCAAAAAGTTTAAGGTCAATAATGGTGCGCATGATATTCTCAACAATCTGCGCTCCGCTTTCCGTTCCGCTTCCGTTGATTTTCAAATCATCGGCTATGATTTCCGCGTCATGCTCCAACTCAAAATTGATGTTTGTTTCGCTGACGGTGCTTGCTATCAGCTCCAAACAGTGAAAATAAACGGCGTAACCTACCGCCCCATGCTTCAAGATTAACTTTCTGATTTTGCTGTCTGTCATTGCGTCTGAATCGTGCTTAAACCATTTCATTATTGCACATCTCCCTGTTTTGTAAGTGAATAAGCCGGAACATAAAACTTTCCGCTATTATTATGTGGAAGGTGTACGAATGATGTTTTCTCAACGAACTTCCAGCAATAATAACCGCTGCAAAAAGCCGATGTATGACCGTCAAAAGACACTTTCTTATCCGGGATAATAAACTGAATTGCTTCCGTTCTCTGCTGTTCCTCAAAAAACAACTGCCCCATTTCTTGATACTGCATTGCCTGCAGATTCATCAGCAGGGCAAAAGGTACATTAGCCGCAAACAATTTAGAAAAAACTTCACGCTTTCGTGAAAAAGGCGGATTTGAGATAACTAAATCACATTCCGGGATAGGATTCTCGAAGAAGTCCTGCCCTGTCTTTATATCTCCGTGAATTACTTTCGCGCCGTTTTCTTTGAAGTAGCGTACATACTCGCTTTCTTCGGTATCAAAAGGGCAATACACAACCAATTTTCTGTTGATGTTATGACGCTGCATAAAATCAAAGATGAATGTATCAAGGCACGAAACAAGATAGCGCGGTGTCCTGTAATCATCATTCAGATTGTAAACGAGCTTTACGGCTCTAGGCTTCTCAATCGGCTTTTCTTCTGACATATCAATTCCCCTTAGATTTTTTTAAGTTCTGCGACAACATAATTCACCACATCAACGCTCTCACATTTGACTGTGATAGTCTTTCCGTTATGTTCAATGGTAAAACCGTTTTTCTGAACCTTTGTGCCTTCCCGATTTTTTTTCTGCAAGTCACCGATAATCTTTCCAGCAGCGATGTGATTTTTTCTCACATACTCCTTGCCGTTGTCGCCATATACTTTTTCAATGTTCTTTACCGCATAATACTGATTCAAAACCCAACTAACGTTTTTGTTCAGCATTGTGGCAAGCCGTTCATTCGTAAGTTTTACCCGGCTTTGTGCCTTAATCTTGTCAAACGCTTCTACAAGTTCAATCGCGCTCATTTGCTTACGCTGAATATTCTCTTCAAGCTGAACTTTGAGAACTTCTGAATCTGGAATATCCTCACGGATAATGCAAGGTACAGAAATATCACCGCCGACAAGCTGCAAGGCTTTAAGCCGTCTGTGTCCGCAAATAACTTCATACTTGTTGCCCTTTGGTCTTACAACTAAAGGCTGTAAAATATCATGTGCTTCAATGCTCTTTGCAAGCTCGATAATATCCTCGTCACGCTCGCTTCTGACATTCGTGCCGTAAAGAATCCGGCTCAATGGTATCTCTCTTGTCATTTTTTACCTGTCACCCCAAATTTCTTTTATCTTCGTAAAGGCTCGCCGCCTTTTTATGTATATGCTCGAAACGCCCCTTTAAGTGCGGGTATTTCTGCAAAAAGTTTTCTTCCCCTTCGTTGTGGAATTCCTCATGCTCCACACGGTTTAACGCAATCCAATTTTCCGGGTCATTCCGTAAAATCTCGTGCGCTCCCTTTCCCATCATGTGATGAAGGTCTATATCTGTTCCTATTCCGCTCGCTTCGGAATAAACCGCCCTTTCTCTCCACTTCGATTCTGTCATTGTGGCGGTAAAATCTTCTTTCTGTTTTCCCCGCCATTCCTCGAATTCGTAAATAACCATTCGTACATCAGCCTGTAAATCCTGCTTCAAGTCACAAAGCATACACAGGTGATAAATTAAGCCGTCAATGAAAGTTGCAGCCTGTACCGTGTTTGCTTCGCTCAACCGTACCGGGCGCAATCTGTTCGGGTATAGTGTGCAAGGTGTCTTTTCGGCGTATTCGGTCAGCAAATCTTCATACAAGCTGTAAAGCTCTTCGTCCGTTCCGCGCCGACCTTCCATTGATTCATGAATAATTGAAATCAGCTTCCAAGCTGTGTTTAATTCTTTTATGCTCCGTTTCTGTAAAGGTGCGTCAATTTCACACCTCAAAAGGATTTCAAGCCCGCTTCTTTCTTCCCGGTCTTTCTTGCTTTTGAAAACCTTTCTAATAGGGATTAAGTCACGGCTATCACTCGGTCTTAAAATAATTGAGTTATCTTTGAAAAGTATGCCGTGAAAATAGCCTGTGACTTTCATTCCCTACCGCCTTAGAATATCTCGCTAGGGTCTTGTGCCTGTGGTGGCATTGAATCAAAAGCGGCGTTCATTGCAGCTTCATCTTCAGCGGACATTCCACTTTCAAGTGCTTCCTGTGCCATATCGCTAGGTGCAGGCTCTTCTGTCTGTGCAGGAGCTACAATCTGTCTAGGCTCTTCACTTACCGAATAGGTAACATTTTCAGCTTCGGGAGTAACTTCAACGGCTGTATCGTTGTAATCTCCGATTTCTTCTGTCTGGACTGCCCGCAATGTTTCAATGCTGATAGGACAGAGTTTAAGAGCTTTAATAACGCAAGTTTTCAAAGCCATTGCGTCAAAGTTCTTCACCCAATTATTTTCTTCAAGCCCTTTGCCGCTGTTCTTTGCCATGACATAAGACTTTGAATACTTGTCGCGGAATTTCTCTGCGTCTGATTTAGTAAGGATTGCGAATTGCTCACCGCCGTTTGTAAGTTCAACAAGACAGTAATAAGCTACGACTTCGCCTCGGTCTTTGAAGATGTTGATTTTATGATGAATACTTCTTCCGCTTGCCAATTCACACTCAAAATCATCGTTTGAGTAAACAGGCTCGGCGGCGATTGTCTTGATTGTCTTAGAGCGTCTAGCAAGCTCAATCAAGCCTTTGTAACCAATCTGGAAATGACAAGTCATTACCTTTTCCCACTGACCTGTCTGTGGATTCTTGACAGATTCATTGTATGGGATAAAATAAGACTGCCCTAAAACTCCGCCGACTTCCAAGCCGTAATTTGCCGCCTGCGCAATAGAACGCTGCAAACTTCCCTTGTCACAAGTGCGCAAAAGCGGGTTTTTAGGGTCTAAGATAGCGAATTTCACGCTCTCCATAAAACGCTCGATACTTACAGTACCAGCCGGGAGAGAAGGAGCAACAGCCTTCTGCTGAATCGAAAGCCAATCCCTCAAAGTTCCCTGTTTTCCTTGTGTCTGTGTCGCAACTTGTTTAGTCTGTGCGTCAGAGCCGTCTGTTTTCATAAAAAATGCCTCCGTGTCTATATATCGTTGGGTTTGATACTCTATTTCGTATCTAATACGATTGTAAATCTATTTATCGTATCAGTCAATACGAATTTGTGCAAATTTGCACAAATTTACAAAACCAAAGGTACACCAATTCTTTGAAGTCTTACCGCCAATTCTCTTGTCGCTTCGATGTCGCCCATAGCGTCATGCGCGTTTACAAGCGGAATTTCAAGCGATTTGCAAACTGTTGTAAGTTTCTTGTTTACGGTATTCAGTTTTCCCATTGCCGTTGCCCGCTTTACCTGTTCCAGAACATCAAGCAATTTCGGCTCAAAGAAGTCTGACATCTTTAATTCGGTGTAACGCTTGAAAAGTTCGTCCAGATGTTCCCAATCGAAAGAAGGGTTATAGCCTGCAAAGTACATCTTTTCAAACTTCCCTTCATCGGTAAAACCTTTTCCGTATTCCAGAAAGAATGAAGCGATTTTCGGCATAACTTCCGCCGCCTTTGCATACCCTTCAATCGTTTCTTTCTTCACGCCGTGAGTTTCGTATGCTTCTTCGTGGTATAAAATGCCCTTTTCTTCGTCCAGCGGATTCAGAAAGAAAAGCCGCTGCCACACTTTTGTTTTATCCATGCCGTGCTTAAAAAGCATTGCGACTTGAAAAGCTCCGCTGTTTTCCGGCTTTAATCCTGTTGTTTCTGTGTCACACCAAAGAACTTTCATTTTTCAGATTCCCCCTTAATCCGTTTGTTTTTCTTGTTCCAAGAGCGGATTGCCTGTTTCTGTGTTGGATATGCAGAACCAGAGCAACCACACTCTTTACAAATGACAAAGAAAGAGCCGTACTTACTTTCTACCTGCGGATTTCCGCCACAATAGCACTTGTCCGCTCTCAAATCTTCATCATCAGAATACATCAGCCGCCCCCGCTGCTTTTTTCTCTGCCGTGATTTTCATTACAAGGCTTGCTGATTCCTTGCAATATTCATCAAAAAGCCCGGATTTTTTGAGCTTGTCAGTATCGGCAATCTTGCGAACCTGCTTGTTCCAAGATATTTTCGCACCGCCCGCCTTTGCAATGATTTTCTGCTTCTCGACATCAGCGGTCGGCGAGGCTTTCATAATGGCAATCTTGATTTTTTCCTTGATGATTTCTTTTTTCTCTCCGGCGGCTTTTTCTTCCTGTGCTGCAAGATTGTATTCATCACAGAGCAAAGAAACCTCTTCGGGAAGTTCAACCTCTGCGGCACACTCTTTATACACGCCGTCAACAATCTTTGATTCGTATTCATTGCCTGTTGGAGCTGGCATTACTTCTGCAAGTACATAGTCATTCCAGAATGATTTTTCAGCCGGAATAAGAGTGTTGTTAATGAAGTCGTCATTTCTAGGCACTGTGTAGATTCTGCCGTCTGCCTTGTCGATAAGCACACAAAGAACAAACCAATCAAGCCCGGTTACAGCCATGTAATGCTGGACTTGGCAATAATAACTGTCGGGAATTTCATCACTTCCAAATTCCGTATTGCGTGAAGTTGCGGTTTTGATTTCAAGGCCGCCGATTCCCTTAACGGTCTTTCCGTTGATTTCTCTTGCTTCCGGCACAAAAATCACGCCGTCCAAATCAGCAAGCATGAACGGATTTTTAACGCTCTTGAACATTACAGGTGCGGTTTCAATCTGCAAATTCAAATCGTCTGCAAGCCCTTTTCTGATTGCAGCTTCCGCCATTTTTCCCCACTTGATAGACTGATTGTTTTTGTTCAAATCAGAATCAAGAAGGTTTTTCTTTGCGATGTAAACGCTCAACGGTGTAGCAAAGCGATTCATGTTAAGGATTGCCCCGGAATCGCTGCCGCCGATACCCTCACGGCGTTTATCAAGCCACACATCTTCGCTCATACCTTCCGTACTTTCAGCCGTACAGAATCCATTTTTCAAGATTTCTTCATAAAGCATTTTTTTGCCTCCTTATGCTTCGTTGGATTTCTCGTCTATCTTTTTTTTCATCATGTAGCGCAATTCTGCCGCTTGGTCAGAACCGTAACCCATGCTGAATAAAAGTGCTTCTCTCACGCTTCCGAAGGTCTGCTTTTTGCCCTTGTAGGAAGATTCGTAAAGTTTTATGTCTTTGCCGTTAAACTTCGTTGTAGTGCATTTCAACATCATTTCTGCGCCCCCTTCGGATTTCTCGCCCCTGTGCAATATTTCTTGTGGTATTCTGGAAGTGTTCTGTCCGTATAAGTCAGCCATTCCGCCACCGTTTCCCTGCTCCAAGCGTGCCGCCCCTGTACGATGTCGTCCGGGATTCCGCCCTTCGGTTGATACCACCTGTTATTTTTGAAGGTCGAAAAAGCACCCACGCCGCGCAAGTTATAACAGGCTTCCAAGTCGTACCATTGCGCCGTAAGCTGATTGTTTTGTACGCTTGCAGCCTGTTTGAATGTGTTTATTGCTTCCGGGAGAAGTTGAAGAAGTTTTCCAAGCTCCCCTTCATCATCAATCTGCAATGTCATTTATCGCCTCGCTTGCGGTAATCCCTAGAAGGTCTTGCGGGTCGTTTGCTTCCGTCCTCTGGCTTGTCTGTGAGAACGCAATAACCGAATTCGCCCTGCGCTTTCATTTCAGAAAAGAACCTCATGCCGTAAGCGGTAATTTTGCACTGTTCGCCGCTCCAACCGTTTTCAGCGTTTACGATTCTGTTTACAAGAATTCCTTTTGTGATTGCTTTCTGACTTGCCGTGTAAACGCCCTTGTTCCTGTAGATGTAGCCGTTTTTCTCACACCAATTTGTAAGGCAATTCTGCGGATTCAGATTCAAGAGTTTTGCAACTTCCCGGAAAGACTTTTCAGAATTCCTATGTTCCATGTTTCCGGCGTAAGTTTCCCAAGATGTAGCAGAAGGTTTCATAACTTCAATCTGTTTGTTCTGCTCTTCGATTCTTTTTGCTTGGTCTGCGGCAATCTGCAATGCTTCCGCATAGCTTCTAGGCACTGTATAGCCGCCTGTAGTTCTGATTTCGTGAAGGATTCTCTTTACTTCTTTCTTGAAATCCTTTGCGATAGGTTTTCTTGATAACATAAGGACTTCATACAAGCCGTTTTCAGTCAAAAACCATTGTTCACAACCACTACGAAGATTGTTCGTAGTAGTAAAAATCTTAATTTTTTCATCATCATCTACGCTTTTCAGCATATTTGACACATCATAAAAACCTTGTGAGGTTTTAGCGTAATCAATCCATGCTGCTACATCTTTCGCAAGGAAAAGTGGATTTTCAAAATCTCCGTAAACCGTGAATTCCTGTCCTAATACATTTTCCTGTCTTACAATCTGGACTTTCTGATTTTGTGCTAAAGTCAAACCGTTTTCAGCCGACAAACTAAGTGAGTTCTGCATTAGTAACTCCCTGCGGTTTTGGGTGAAGTTCCGCCAAGAATCTGACACCCTAACCGCTTGAAATAAAAAAAGCCCTGTAGCTTATGCACTCATTCACGCTACGACACATGAATGTTCGGGTAGTGCAAAGCCACAAGGCTTATGAACTAAGCAGTTCAACAATGTACCCGAAAAATATTGTTGAAATGCCTAAACGGATTAACAATCCGATTTTTATTTATAATCACATACTTTCGTGTGATTACACTTATACTAATATCACGCTTTTATGTGATAGTCAATTAGTTTTCACACAAAAAAGTGTGTTTTTCTGATATAATTTGCGTATGGATTACACGGAATTTTGGAAAAGGACAAACGAACTTATCAAACTCCAAAGTAAAACCCAAAGGGGATTAGCCCTAGAATGTGGATTTACCGAAAGAAGAATTGAAACCCTGTCGTCCAATAATCGCTCTCCCGATGTAATCGAAGCCGTAAAAATCGCCGAAGCCCTAAACACATCTGTCGAATTCCTCGTTTCCGGCAATACACCGACATTCCCCAAAGACGAATCCAAAGAAAAAGCCGCCGCACTTGCACAAGAAATAATCAACCTGCTTAAATAGCCTTTATCTTGAAAGTAAAGTACACCTATCAAACTGTTTGATAGTTATGTTTTTAAGCAATTATTCCGAACATAAAAGCATGGATATTTACGAACGGATTAAAGAACTCTGCAAAAAAGAAGGTATCTCGCTGAAAGAAATGCTTGAAAAAAACGGAATCGTGCAATCGTCTTACTATTCCAGCCAACAGGCTAAACGCTTCCCGGCTCTCCCGGATTTAGTAGCAATCGCAAAGCATTTCAAAGTTTCCCTTGATTTTCTGATTACAGGTCAAGAGAAATGTGATTTTCCGCAAGAAATACGGCTTCTTTTTGCAGAACTAGACACGCTGAATGAAAATCAAAAATCATTCCTCATGTCCTCGCTGCAATTCCAGATTGACTTGTTCAAAAAGCAATCTGAAAAGCAGCAGGATTTTTAGCGAAGGACTTTAATATCCTTGCTACCGCAAAGCTTCAAAAACAGGTAACGGATAAAGCTAATGCGCCTAGTCTGTACGCCGTTTTTGTGCATTGTGTACATCTTCGGTGTGTACTGTTCTACATAGATTCTCCTTCCCATTTTCCCACCTCACTTTTTGCCCGATAGTTATTTAGTGCGCTACCTTGAATTCGGGAAACCATAATTTAGGATTCCAGACAATTTGATAGCGGTATTCGTCTTGTTTTACAGGTTTCAACTGTTCCGAAAAGTATGTAATATCCTGTTTCTGCCCTAAGTAATGGCGCAAGTATTCTTCATCACCTGTCTTAACGACAATCTCAATATCGCCGTCATTATCGACCTGTACATGACAATATCCTTCACAGGCAAAGACGGTTTCACCAAGCCGGACATTGTAGAAAATCACTCTTCTGTAAGTTTTGAAGTTGCCCTCTTTCATTTCCAGCTTGTTTACTGTTGTCGCATATTCCGACTGAAACCTTGCTGAACGAGCTTCGCGGTTATAATTCATTTCTGCCCAATCGTTGCCTGTACAACCGACCATAAGGCAAGTTGCAAGAATCAGCAGAATCATAAAAATCTTTTTCATAGTCACCTCACTTTATTTTTAGCCGATGTAATATCGCTTTACATGGCGTTTTTCCTTGTACCTGTTCTGGACTTCAATCCAATCACTTGAAATGTTCACGCCCTTGCTTTTAAGCTCGAAAATCCGAGCTGAAAGCCTTGTTTCGCCCAAATCTACACACGCTTCAAGTGTCGTGATTGACCCAAAATCCATGATGTAATTAAAAACTCTCTGCTGGGTGGTATTCAGCTTGATTTCGTTACCGTCAATCATCATCTACCCCCATGCTTATAAGCTGCTCGTCAATGTTTACAAGTCTGTCTTGTAACTGCTCGATTGTTTTTTCAATACGCTTCTTTTCGCGCATAAGGCTTGAAGGTGAATCAAGTCCATCGTCTGCAGGCTTAGTTTTTTTCGCCGTGTCTTTTGCAATCGCCTTTACCTGCTCAACGGTTGCCCCGCTGTCAGCCGCCTGTATTGCGGCGCTTTTCATCATTGCGTCTTTTGCTGAATTGATTGCCTTTGACATTTCATCTGAAACATCAGAAGTCAAATAAGCCTGTTTCTGTAATTCTTTTGCCTTGTTTCTGGAAATCTGCAAATCATGTTCAAGTACATCTTCGTATCTGTCGCCCTGCTCTTCACATTCCCTGTGAAGTTCGGCAAGAAGTTTTCCCTGCTTTTTCTGCAATTCGATAATCTGTTTTTGAATGTCTGTAAGTTCTTTTGTTTTTGCCGCTACGCTTTCGCTTCGTTCGCGTGAATAAATGCCGATTCTTTCAGCTTCATCAAGAAGGTTGTAGAATGTACTCCAAAAAGCGTTGTTGTGCGCTCTTGCAGCTTTCACGCCGTTTTCATTCTGGATATGGTGCGTAAGCTCGTGAATCGCCGTGAACATTACGGCGTTGTCGGATTTGAAGTTTTTGTTATGCAAGAATATTTCATGTGTCAGCGGCTTATAAAATCCGTTTACTTTTTTGCTCTGCTTTCCTGTCTGCGTTACCGTGAATTCGGTCTTGCACTGATACAGTTTTTTCAAGTTCTCTAAAATGTTCTCGTTGGTCATTCTTCTTCTCCTGTTTTTTTGCAATTAACGCATTGCTGCGGTCTGGCACTCTACATCTCTTGAACAGACAAAACACTACCTACACCGAAAACTCCGCTGCGAGCGCGTGGCAAGGATTAGATTTTTTCCTCGCTTGTCCGGGATAGCATACTCACTGTAGCCTTTGAGCAACTCTACAGCCCCTTTGCTATTCTTTTCGCATACCCTCCGCATACTCTGCTCACACCCTCTGCGTACTCTTTGCGCCCTGTTTCCAGCAACTCCTCTTGCGCGTGACAGGACTTGAACCTGCAAGTTATTTACTTTCGGAAAAACTTTTGGAAAAAGAACATACACCGCTTAACCGTTAGCGGCTTACACGCGCCATATTTTTAACAAGGTATCGCCCTTGCTATATCCTTGAAGATTGCAAGAGGGCTATCTCCGGCAATACGGACATTTATCTTGCCCACGCCCTTGAAAATATCTACGCTGTCGTACATATCCCCGACCTTATGAATAGCCATGCCCTTAAACTCGTCATCAGCTTCACGCAAAATCTGCTCGGTCAGTGCCAACACCGCATCTTTTCTAGCGTCTGTCATACCTTCAATCCCCCTGCAACAAAAAAAGCCTGTCAGTTTCAGCGCAAACCAACAGGCTTTCCGGGTTTCCCCAAATTGCCAAAGCAATTAACAACGCGCTGTAATGTTAATGGCTCTGTCGTTACATCGTTTTGATGTTGTCTTGATTCTGTTTTTACACCTGTTTGATTTTAAAGTCAATAAGTTTTTACACCTTTTTGTGCTTTTTCACAACATTTCTTAAAAAACAGTGCTTTTTTTGATGTTTTCTGCCGAAAATTTGAGCATGGAAATAACTTCATTCTGGGAAAGAATACAAAATCTCTGCAAAAGCAACGGTATCACACAAAGGGAATTGTCTGAAAAATTGGGCTATGGAGCGCGTAATCTTGAAATCAAAATTCAGAGAAACAGCCTGCCGAACATTGCGGAACTAAAAAAGCTCTCTGAAATCTTTGGCGTATCTTTTAATTTTTTGATTGACGGTCTGGAAGAAAACGAAAGGCGAGTTGTCAGAAATTCCGACACAGATAAATTCTTTGTGCCTGTACTTAATCAAAAACTTTCAGCCGGGTACGGTCAGTACCTACAGGAAGAACCGCAAGTAATCGGCTACATGGAAGTGCCACGATACTTAAAACAATTCGGCGAAAACTTAGCTTTGCTTTATGTTGACGGTGACAGCATGGAACCAACTTTAAGGCGCGGTGACTTGGTGCTTTGCGATTCATGCGGTTATAGCGGCGAAGGGCTTTACGCAATAATGCGTGACGGTGACGGTTATGTAAAACGAGTTTATAAAGATTCCGGGAAGTTCATCATCAAGTCAGACAATCCGCTTTATCCAACAAAAGAAGAACCACAGGATTCACAGTGTTTAGGAATTGTCGGAAGAGTTCACTATGTCTTGAAACACATCGACTGATTTTTGCCGAAAAAAAATTACGGCGGTAAGTATTTTAAATTTATCTCATCTTCTCTTATCTCTTCTAGTCTAATCTTATCTAATCTATTCTTATCTTGCATGATAGTATCATGATTTTGTCATGATAAATCTTGACTATCCATTGATAGAGTGCTGACTAAATCAATAATAACTAATGACTGACCGCTGATTAAATCTAGTAACATCTTGATTTTACTTGCTGAAATCGTGACTATATTATAGAAACATCATAATTGCTTTTGACAATAAAAAAAGCCCTCTTCCAAAAAGAGAGCTTTCAAGCGTTATTTTACATTCAAGCCAAAAAGTAAAATAGTAGCGGTCTTTATTTTACTTTGTTCCAGATTTCATCAACATTTTTTTGGTACGGCTGCAAGCCCTGCAACTGTGCCTCAAGGTCTGGTCTTGTGTAGTAATCTGTCATAATCTGCGAGTTATGACCTATCATTTTCCGCAAAACTTCCGCCGGAATGAGGTTAGAATTTACCGTGTAAGTGTTGTATGTGAATCTCAAAGAATGAGGGCTTAAACGCTTCCCAGATGAACAAATTCCAGCTTTAGTTATCCCATACTTAAATCTTTTTGCAAGACGATTTTCTGAAACAAAAAGACCGTTGAATGAGAAAATAAAACCTTGCTCACACTTTGGTCTTATGGCAATATATTCTTCAAGTAATTTAGCCATTTCGGACGGTAATAAAACCGTACGCTGTTTTTTATTTTCATCATTTCCTTTTTTCAGATATGCACACAGATTATCATAAACATCAAGCATACGATTTACAAAAAGACCACCTTCTTGTATCTGGTCGATACAGACAGCCCTCACCTCTCCCGGTCTTAATCCTGTGCTTGCCATAAGTCTGAACATAACACCGTACATAAAACCATAAGAATGTACCAAGCCGTCAATTCCAATGTATTTATCGTTTTTTGTTACACTCCATACTTCTGCAAGTTTATTTTTGTCAGAAGGGAAAAGTATTTTTAATTGCTCCAAAGTAAGAATATCTTTTTTTTCAGTGTTGACGCGGGAAAAACATTCAATGTCAAGTTTATGCTCAACAACTTTTAAACGCTTGCACTCCGAAAACAAATCCCGAAAGACACCCAAGATTGTATTCTTGTAAGAATTTTTATAATCAAGAGAGATTATATAATTCTCAATCTCACCTTCTTCAATCGTTTTAGGTATTCTTTCCCCAAATTCTGACATTATGCTTTTCAATATCCGCTTTTTTTGAGCTATGGTCTGAGAGTGCAATGCTTTACCCCTTGCCATTTTCAGTTTCATAAAAAATGAATCATCGTCATAAAGATTCGCGCCGACATCTTTTAATCTCACCTGCTGCGCTTCTTGTCTTTCTCTCTGATTCTCTCGGTCTTGTTCTTCAAGATGTGCTAAAAAGGCTTCGGCTTCTTTTTTCAGATAACAGGGCTTCCCATGCTGACCGCATGACTTCTTGACCTGCTTGCCGTTCTCGTCATAAAACCAATAATACCACCGTGTTTCTTTTCTGCCGTTCTTTGTTTCAGTTCTTTTGAATAAATGCCGTTCCACAATCCGCTCCTTAAACAAAATGATTTTATTCCCTTTCTATTCCCTTTTTAATTATATAATGATTTTCGGCAGAAAATAAAAAAACCGTAATTCGTTATAATTAAACAAATAATATAACAAACTACGGCTATTAAAATTGGAGATGGGGGGAATTGAACCAAAAGACAGATTCAATTTCCGTCAATTTGTAGCAATTTTACCCCTCTTTTCGTCACAATTTTACATTTTTCCGTAGTAAAATCAATTATAGATAATTTGTTTTATTCCCTTTCTATTCCCTTTTGCGCTGCTTCCATATCGCTCATCATATCAAGAATAATCTGCTGTTTGTTCGGCGGCAACATCTGCCACCTTGTACCAACAGAAGCACCTTCCGGCGTGAGTGTTTGCGCTCTCAATAAATCTACAAGGGAGTTTACAACGGCTTGTTGAGCCTGCGAAAGTTCCTGCAATCTTCCGGGCAATTTTTCGTTTCCGGGCTTCAATCCGACATCTTCACCCAATACAAGATAGTCCACAGGAACATCAAGAATCTTTGCAATTTTTACGGCGACATCGGCGCGTGGTATTCTGTCGTTGTCTTTCCATGACGACATACCTGTACGAGATATACCAACGGCATCGGCAATGTCAGCCTTATTCTTGCCTTTTTCGGCTATAAGGCGTTCAAATCTATCGTTGAAGTTTTCCATTCTGCTAATATTATCGTCAATTTTACGCAAATATTCAATATTTCGACCAAAATTAAGTATAAAACAGTAAATTATAGTCCTTTTATTCTGCTTTTCGGACTATTTACACTTTTTAGTATTTTATAACGATTTCAATACGATTTATCATTGACATAATACGATTACAAGTATTATTATACTAAATATCAACAAGCCTCTTAGAGGTTATCGTTGGGTTTTTCTTCTGCCCCTTGCTTGGGTCAGAGCTTGCAAGGGGTTCCTTTTTTGAAGAAAAACGATAAGGCATTTTTGGAATTATCTGGCTTTTCCAAAACTGCTTTATGCAGACTTAGGGCTTTGTGCCGCGTAGTATTGCCAGAATACGAAACGGTTTCAAAGCCCTTCTTTTTTGGCGAGGTGTTTCTATGAGAACATTCCCGAAATGCGATTCAAAATCCGTTGAAAAGATTATTGAACACGCAATTAAAAACATCTGCACTGACGGCATTAAGAATTCTGACAGCTCAACATTTATCTTTCAAGAAGAAAAAGTAATCTGCACTTTCAACTTGCTGGATAAATCCGGCTTCAAGAATCGTTTGCTTAACAGTTGCTATTACCTGTCTTTGACTTTTTGCGGCATTACGAAAGACGGCAAAAGTTATATTCAGCCGTTCGACCACAAAAGAGCAGCAAAAATTATCAAGACATTTTTTCCAAAAACAAATCTTATCTGGGAACACGCCCCTTTTACAAAAGAAGGAGCTGCCGCTTACACACATCATTTCTACCTGTTCGTTTCAATTCCTTACGGTAGAACGCCTGTAATTCTGCAGGCAGACGACATGAAAGAACTGATTGAAAACAAATATATCCTGTATGAAGGGGGAAAATAAACATGAAAATTGCATTGCTCGCACAGCAGATTGAGGATTTGGGAGCGGAAATTTTGAATATTTCCAAAAAGAAAACTTTTGACGGAAATGTTTATACCGTTGATATTGCTGAACCGGGAATTCGTGAGGAACAGGAAGAAAAGGCTGAATCACGAAAAGTTGAATACGCTGAAATAATGTCTATCGCCCACCCCGGCGTTTATTCTACAACAATTTTTCAAATGCTCCGCAAATGGTGTAACAACGGCGAAGCTGATAAATATGTAACAGCGGGTCAGCAGATTCTTATTCCGCATTTCAAAGTTCCAGCCGTCAAAGATTGTGAAGGTGAAGAATTTGACGAAATTGACCTTGAAAATGTTGTCATTACCGCCGTTCATGTTGAGCCGCGCCGTGTAGTTTTCAACTTTGAGGATATTCTTTTCAGACATGATGTTGATTATGAAGAATCCGGCAAGCCGTTTGAAGAAACACCGCTCGGTGTCTACCTTGCTAAACACTTTGCAAAAGCTCTCAAAGAATACACAGGAAAAGTCAATGTTTCCCTGCTCTCAAAAGACAATGTTTTCAATGAGGACAGCAAGGATTTTATGCCGTACTTCAAGGCGATTAAAAACAGAATCAAAGCTCTTGCTTTTGAAAACGATACATGGTGGTGGTGGCTGAAAACGCCTTATGCGTCGAACTCCGCCTACTTCTGCGCGGTCGACGACGCCGGTTATAGCGGCGGCGGCTATGCGGGTTATACTGGTGGCGGCGTTGCGCCCGCTTTCGAGTTTACCGCTGATAGCGAGTAAACTCATATCTTGAAATCTCCCGGCGTAATGCCGGGAAGAAAGGGAGCGTGACGCATGAAAATTAAAAAGTTCACAGTCGGTTATATATTCGGTTGTTTTGCCATTGAATTTGTACAGATGAATATAAACAACAGGGCTTTAGAAGTATTCCTGCTGATTTGCCTTAACATTGCCGGAATGTTTATTTCAGACGCGCTTTGCAAGGATTAAGCTATGGAAATCGTTATATCTATTGTGCTTGTTATCTTAATCGGCGGACTAGCCGCAAGTGCCGTATATTTGAATCTGTTTGACCGTGAAAACGAAAACAAGGAAGATGAAATTGAATAAAATTATCTACATCAGCGGGAAAATTACAGGTGATGAAAACTATGTAAAAAAGTTTGCCGAAGCCGAAAGAATACTTACAGAAAAAGGCTTTAAAGTCATAAATCCCTGCAAAATCGGCGAGTATGATTTTTTTTCATACGAGCAATTTTTACATATCGACTTCGCGCTTATAGATTGCTGTGACGCTCTCTTCATGCTTCCAGATTGGCGCAATTCAAAAGGCGCAATCAGAGAATGGCACTATGCACAGGCAAAAGGAAAGGAAATAATCTTTTATTACAGCGACCTAGAGGACAAACAATCTTATGACAGAGTTTGAAAAACATATTCAAGATACAATCTCAAAACGGCTGCAATTTGCATTTAGAAAGATTGATAATATTATCAGAGAGTACATGATAAAAAAGAATCTGACTGAATATGATTTGAAGCAGAATGGAAAATGTTATGTTTATCCGCTTGAAAACAATCAAGGCTCTAGGCGTGTATTTTTTTATGAAGATAAAGTAATTTGCATCCTAGTTCAAGGCTGGCACACAGACGAATCTAAGCACACTTCTTATGTTATAGATTTATGTCGCGGAGATTGGTAAATCTATATCAACACTAATCTGAATCATTGCAGTATTTACTTCAACTTTTGCAAGCTGCGTGATTCTTTCTGAAATCGGGTCAAGAAACATTCTTTTTAACCCCATAAGTTCCTGTCGCCTTTGCAGCTTGATTCTGTCAGACATAATAGAGTTGGAGTATTTTTCATTTATTTTATCTAAGATGTATTTACTCTGCTTTTCGTACTCTTTTTCAAGGTCTTTTATAGACTGTGATTTTTGAGGAATAAACTTTATATTGTCACAAGTAACCTTACTGAAATCAAAATCGCTCATATAATCGCCTTTCCTGTTTCCCGGTCAATAAACTTGATTTCCAAATCCGCATTTAATGCGGCTGCAATTTTTTCAATATCACGGAGATAGAAAGAACCTTTTGCAATTTTATTGCTTAGATTCTGCGGTGATATTCCAGCGTTTAAGGCAATCTGCCTAAGAGAAATGTCATTTTTTTTCACGCAACACAGCTTGATGTATTCTACAATATCCATACTTCATATATACACCATAATTTTATTTTTAGCAACTATAATTTAATTTATTTCATAATTATTGAACTTTTTACACCTATGATATACATTTTTAATTGACAGATATAAAATATTAGTGTATATTATAAATGTAGGGTGATTCAGACCTTGCAAGGAGTGGCTTATGAAACTTACAGAATCAAGAAAAAACAAAGTCTTGGGTTTCTGCGAAAAGGAATTTGGAAAGAATCTGAATGTCTTTTTTCATCACACGGATTTTCATGTTTACAAAAACGGTGAATTCCTTGCCCAGATTTTTTATTCAGAAATAGGAGCGTAATATGTTAGACACAGTAAGAGTGACATTCGATAACGGCGAAACAATGACAACAGATTACAATGCAGCCGTAGGACGCGAGGGTATCGCTAGATATTACATGGGTAATTGGTTTAATCTTGGTGTCGTATCTGACGATATGCACAAAGTCGTAAAGGTTGAATTCCCGGAGGCATAACATGAAGCTGAACCGCAACTATGGCAAATGGGAAGAATGGCAGAAAATCGCTTACCCGCTTTGTCACGACAAGAAAGAGCTTGAACGCTATGAGCTGATTGAAGAAATCAGAATCGGTAAAAATTATATCTTTCTGATTGATATTCCAGAACTTCCGAACCGTGGATTTATGCGGCTTTTTCTGAACGGACACAATTACCAGAGCGGCGGAACAATCGAGTACGGAAAGAAACGACTTGCGCAATTCGCCGAAGGAATCAGAAACAAAACATTGCGCGTATCATACGATACGCCTTTATATTACGACTGAAAACAGGGCTTGCTTCATCGCAAGCCTTTTTTATTGCCCGGAAACATAGTAAATATACGAAAATCACATAGAATCAAACTAAAAATTGCTTAATTACATAATTTTCTTATTGACAAATTACGCTATTTAGCAATATGATTGCTTTAGAATTGCTTAATAAAGCAATTCGTAAATAGAACGGTTTAGAAAATATCTTGCCTTTTCTAAACCGCTTTATGCGGTGTGTCGTGAAAGCGACATTTTAAGCCGTCTGTAGAGGCAAGAATACAGACGGCTTTCTTTTTTTTAGAGGAGAAAAACACAATGCCTAGAACAACAAAAAAGAATGTACTTGTTCCAGAGAATCAGACAGAACAGGAAAAAGAAACTGTAGTTCAGCCAGAACTTACGGCAGAAGAGCCAAAGAACGAAATCGCAATCTTGCCGATTGAATCATTGAATTTCGTTGCCGATATGAAAATCGGAACTCTGACAACAAACGCAAGGATTATTAGGGATTCAATCAAAGCCCTTACAGATAACTTCTCAATCGAAGAATATATCGGAAACCCGAAAAAAGCCGCCGACCGCAAGGCAAAATTAAACACTCTCGCAAAACAGATGAATGACGCTCGTATCGCCTATGAAAAGGAATGGATGCAGCCCTTCAACGGATTCAAAGACCTTGTAAGCGAATCAGTAAACCTTGTCAAAAGCTGCACAATTCAGCTTGACGGCGTTGTTAAGGAAGAAGAGCGAAGAGAGAAAGAAGCAAAACGCGCCGAAATTGCCGACATCTGGAAAGTGTACGACTTCAATCTTGTTCCGCTTGAAAGAATCTTCAACGATAAATGGCTTAACAAAACCTACAAAACAAAACAGATTCATGATGATATTGCACATATCATTGACCGTATCACAGGCGACTTACAGAGCATTGAACAGTTCGGAGAGGACACCGCGACACTCAAAGAATTGTATCTTACCACACTTGATTTACAGGCAACCTTGCGCCGTGGTGCTGAACTCCGGGAGAACAGAAAACGCCTGCAGGAAGAAGAAGAACGCAAAGCCCAGCTTGAAGCCGAAAGAAAAGCGGAAGAAGAGCGTAACAAACAGTGGGCGGAAGCTCCTAACGCTATGGCAAAGATAGTAGAACAGGAAAAAGAAATACTCGGAGAAAATGCCCCGACCTATAATGTTGATTTCAGCACACACGAAGTAACAGAAGTTCAGCCGGAACAGCCAAAACAGCCGATAGAAAAACTCTTTGACTTCTATGTGACAATGCCTATTGCAACACTCGCTAAACAATGCGGAATTGCTTCCGAGCCTATCCTTATGAGAGCCACAATGCAGCAGATGAAAGATTTCCGCTCTGCAATGGAATCAAACGGCTTTGTTTACGAAAAATCATCATACAAGGGCTATCTGCTTCTTGATGTTCATGTAAAAGGAAGTAAATAGCAATGGAAATTACAGGTAAAGTACATTGCTTTTTCGAGCAAAGCGGAACATTCAAGAATGAATTCCGCAAGCTCGGATTTCAAGCAGAGGATTATGACATACAAAACGAATTCGGCGAAACAGACCATGTAATAGATTTGTTCGCTGAAATTGATAAGGCGTATGAAGCCCTAAGACAAGACAAGACAAGACAAGACAAGACAAGACAAGTTTGTTCGATTCTATTTCTTCCTGTCAAGACCTTGTTATTGCGTTCTTTCCGTGCATTTACTTTGAAACAATCCAGCAGCTTGATTTTGCGCTTATGCGGAACGGAACACTTAATAAAAGCCTTACAGAGCGTATCGAATACGCACTTGACAGGCTTGAAAAACGGACGCGATTTCACGAATTGCTTTATAAGTTCGTTGCAATCTGCGACCAAAAGAAAATACGGCTGATAATCGAGAATCCGGCAACTATACCGAATTACTTGATTTCTGGTCAGAACTTCTTGCCGCCTACATTCATAGATAAAAACAGAATGGAGCGCGGTGATGTATTCAAAAAGCCTACGGCGTATTGGTTTATAAACTGTGAACCTACGCACGGTTGGAGCTATCAGAATGACAAAAAGCAAAAGGTAATAAACGACTGCGCAAGAAGTAAAGGAAACGGACTATGTGGAGGCGAAAGGTCAATGATACACCCGGATTACGCTAGAAATTGGATTTGTGATTTCGTAATCGGGAAGAATCAGCACTTGCAGCCTACGCTATTTGATTTTTTGGACGAGAAATAGAAGGAACTAAAACAAAATGGACTTTGACACGCTCATACATTGCGACTGCATAGAATACATGAAGAATATGCCTAAGAATTCCGTAGACCTCACCCTTACCGACATACCATATTGCGAAGTTAATACCAATATCGGACATAACGGCATGGATAGAAGGAATCTGGATAAAGGCGATGCAGACACAAAGACATTCGAGCTGTCAGAGTTTTTGCCGCTCGTTGACAAAGTAACAAAAGGCTCAATCGTCATATTCTGCGGAATAGAACAGCTTGCGCAAATCTTCACATACTTTAAGAAAAAAAAATACCCTACCCGGCATTTAGTATGGGCTAAGACAAATCCCAGCGTAATGAACGGCGAAAAAGAATACCTTAATTCAGTAGAAAACGCCGTATGGACTAAAAAGCCCGGCGCATATTTTGGCGGCTTCTGTATTCCTTCCGTGCTTACATATCCACAAGGAACAGGAAAACTACACCCGACAGAAAAGAATCACGACTTATTAAGGCAGCTTATCATAGAAAATTCACGACCTAATCAGACAGTCTTTGACCCATGTGCCGGAAGTGGCTCAACGCTTTTAGTTGCGGGAAATGAAAGCAGGCATTTCTTAGGCTGTGAGCTTCGGGGAAAATACTTCATTCCAGCCATTGAACGGCTTAAAAGCGAGGGCGGTTTTTGTCCTTCTCTTTTCGATGAATCAGAACTTATCGAAGAAAACAAACAGATTAAAATGCAATCACTTTTTGAGGAGGCAGAATAGAAATGAGATTTGTAGGAATTCTTATCGGTGTCATTCTCTGCTTGTTCATAACGATTGCCGTTATCGGAGCAATCATAGAAGAAATCAGCGGGATTGAACAGGAAAACGATTGGGAATATTAAAAGGGAGATATAAAGATGAAACAGACTGATGTAAAAGACTTTATTAACCGTGTACAGGAAACGGAAATTGAAATCAAAGTAAAAGACGGCAAGATTGAAAAGAACTTCGCAAAAGGTACAGCCGGAAGCATTGCCTTTCTTTTCACCGATATTTACGCCCGGCTTATAATCGGCGTTTTCGGCAAAACTTCAAAGAAAGACGCTCTTGAAGCAATGAACAAAATTCAAGAAAACGCAACGGCAAGAGTGCAGGAATTCTTTGAGAAGAAGAAGTCGTGATTTCTCACGACCTCTTCTCTTTTACAAAGTTTAAAAATTGCTTGCTATCGCAAGTTCCCGACTTGTTGAAACAGTCCTGTCCTCAAATTTACCGTCGCATGAGCAGAAAAGAGCGTCAATCGTTTCAATCTTCGCTTGATTTTCCTTCATTCGGCAAAGGGCATTGAACAAAGCCGGGTTTTCCTTCTTCATGTCGTTGTTGATTACATCGCGCTCGTCAAAAAATGAATTGAACGCATCCCATTCTTCGTTGGAAAGATTCTGCACTTTTAGTGCCGTTCCGTAAATTTCGCCTATAGTCATATCGTTATCTCCTCTTAAAAATGTATCGTTGGGTTGTTCTTTTAGTCCGTCAGAATGGACTTTCTGTGGTAATTCCTCGGCTTTCTGCGCTCGCCGAAAGTCCTTTCCTGCGCTATGCAGTTGTCAAAAGTTCCCTCCCCCTTCAAGTAGGAGAGCTTCATCATGCCAAATGTCGTAACCTTGCATTGTTCCCCGGCGTGTCCGTTCTGCGCCGTGATAATGCGATTTACCAACATTCCGCTTTCTATTCCCCTCTGGGTTGCCGTCCAACCGTCACCGCCACGCATGATATAGCCGTTATCAAAGAACCATTTGATAAGTGCTTTCTGCGGCGTAAGCCCCAAGAGCTTCGCAACATCACGGAAAGATTTTTCCTTGCTTCGCTGCTTCATATCCCCGGCGTAAGTTTCCCAAGAATCGGCGGACGGCTTCATCTGCGCTATCTGCCTGTTCTTTTCCTCAATCTGCTTTGCTTGATTTGCCGCAATCTGCAAGGCTTCCGCATAAGTTTTCGGTACATTGTAGCCGCCTGTCTTTCTGATTGACGGCAAGACTTCACTTGTTACCCAATGCTTGAATTTCTTTGCGGATTCCAGCTTTGAGCCAAGAATGAGCGAATACAAGCCGCTTTCGTTGATGATTGTTACATTTTGCTTTCCGCCGGGGGTGTAACAATTCGTTACCCCCTTATCTTCATCATCAACATGGTCAGCAATCGCTTTTCTTGAATTGGAAAATCCAAGAATCTCTGCAATATCCTTACCAACAAAGTAAGTCTCATTGTCAATTCTTACTGTCCTTACTTTTCCAAATTCAGAGTTTTCAAAAACTTGAATCTCTGCTAAACTTGTATCGGCTAATGCCGATTCTTTAATTGGGTTTTGCATACGCAACTCCTTGCGGTAGAAGATTCAGTTTGCAGACAGAGTTTCTACCGCTTTTTTTATTTAAATTGTAGTAATACAATTTATAATCATTATTATATTGCAAAATTGCAAGTTTTGTCAATAAATTATCTTTAAAAATTGTAATTTTACAATTTTTCACTTGATTTTTATTGCCAAACATACGATAATAAATATGTAATACGATTATGAGTACAGAAGAAAAAATTGCCGCCGTTTATGACAGAATAAAAGACCTCTGCAAAGAAAAAGGTGTTACGCAAACTGAAATGTGTAACGCTTGCGGTATGAATATACAATCCCATCGGGGGAGAATCACAAGAAACATCGCCCCTGATGTATTCGATACTGTAAAAATCGCCCAATTTCTTAATGTTTCCGTGGAGTACCTTATCACAGGCAAAGAAAAAAACATCTATAAAAAGAAGTATGACACGCTTCTTACAGATATTGAAAGTTTTATCGAGAAAGTGAAAAACGATTGACAATGGAGATGTTATTGCGACACCTGTAAGGCTCTTGTTGGCGATACAGCTCCGGGAGAATATCATTTGCCGCGCTCTAACGAGCTGGAAAACACCTGCCCTTTTTGTGGCAAGTCACTTACAATCGAGGATAACTCCGCTAATCAAGCGGAAATTCCTGTGAAACAATAAGATTTGTAATCAGTTCGGGCTTGCCGTCTTTGCCGTTAATAACTTCTGGATTGTAAGCCCTTACTACTGTATAACCATTCTCATTCAAGATTTTCTCAATCTTTGCAGCGTTTTCTTCTGCTGCCTTACGGAATTTCATATAGTTGTCAAAATCAGCCTTTGTCATAACATACTCCTTTACACAATTATATCATATTGTAGTAATTTCCGCCACAATCATTACAATCTGTAGTAAACACCTTTTTTATTTGCGAATTTGCACAAATTTGTGTATAATATAATTGTGAGGTGAGAATATGAAAAGATTTGTTTTATCTATTTTTCTGCTTTTTGCCGGGCTTTCTATTTTTGCACAAACACACTCGGATTGGGAAAAAGTTTTTTCGGAAAATAAAAAAGGTAATATAGAAGAAACATTTTCAGCCGTTGGCTCTTTCCTTGATAAATCTAACAAAAAAGAAATGATGAATATTTTTGAATTGTATTTTGAAAAGTGCGAAATAAAATACATTGAAGAGATAGAACATAACGATGTTTTAGATTACAAAACATCGTTTAATGCTGAATACAAAAGTTATATTTTGACCAATCCAAACGGAGAAAAGAATATTGCAATTTTTCTGGATTATATCAAAAAAAATAATTTTGTTTTTCTTGATGTTTCTGACATAAAACCTTATGATTTATCTAAAATTATTCCTATCGTTCCCATAAGAAACATTACAATTCTTCCCACCGAATACGAAGGTAAACTGATTCAATTACAATGTGATTACAAATACACCTCTAATGATATGATTTGTTTTGAATATTTTGATGAATCTGATAACACATGGAAAGATTTTTTTGCTTACTATAATACCGACACAGCAAAACAGCTTCTTTATATCCAGAAACAGAAATTCAATAACAAATACGCCTTGTTTGGCAAGATTAAAAATCGGCATTTTGTCGTTGAATATATGGAACACATAGATTAGTTCGGGATTGTAAGATTTATAACTAACGGCTGGTCATTCTGCGCACTTGTGTTTTCTGAAATAATCTGTAAGAACCTTTCTATTGTTTTTTTGTCTGCACTAGGATTGTATTTTTTATACATTTCTTCAAACATTGAATTAAGAATAGATTTTTCCCTTTCTGACAAGTCTATTCCACCTTCTGAATTTGGCAATCTGAATTCAGCTTCCTTCTGCCTTACCTGCTCCATATCGTCAGAATTAAAGAAGAAGCCTTTAGCTTCATCACCTGTAACTAACTTTGAATGATATGCTTCTCCACTTTCAAGAGCTTCTTTGTAATTCGCTAATGTTCTTTCACCACCCCAGCCGTCAGAACTAGCCCATTCGGTTTTACTCATTGGGCTGCTCATGTCTTTTACTTCTACGGCTTCAAAAACAAGCCCGGCTTTTTTAAGCTGTTCCCATTTATCGTTTACCGGGTTATAGTTCTTATAAGAGCCTGTTTCTGTAAATGTTCGGTCAAAAGCCGGAACAGAAGGAGCATAAGCGGCGGCATTTTCTTTAGCTTCTTCAACCTTCTTTGTTGTTGAATCTACACCTACGATTTTTTCACGGATACTGAACAAATCTTGACCCATTTTTGCAATCTGGTCTTTGATGTTTATTACAGCGGTTTTGTATGAAGTTTCTTCCGACTGATATTCAGTTTTCTGTGTAATGCCGTTTACAGCTTTATAGAAAGCGTTCCAATCAACTTCACCATTTCGTGATTTTTCGTACATATCATAAACTTGTTTTGCACCTGTATAGTTAAGATTGTACATCTGTCTGAATCGCTCAATAGCACCTGCTGTATTGTTACCTTCCATAGAGCCTACAGCGTCAAACTGTGCTTTAAGAATGTCCGGCGACAATCCCTTTTCCATGAGAAGCATTGTATCTATATAAGTGCCTGTATCAATTCCCTTTAATTGGTCTTTGATATATGCTCTACGCTGAGGCGTTGTTCTTTCGTCAGAAAGTTCAGCAAGCATTTTTCCTCTTGCGTTATTTGCGGCTTGATAGTTCATTACAGCCGAAACAGATTCTAACGATGTACTGTTTGCAAGAGCAGAATTCATCTGTGAAAGTCGCTGCGCACCATTCTGACCTTGCCACAAAACATTGTTTCCGCTCAACTTTGAGAGCATAGAAAGATTATTTGCTATTTCTTCTGTAGATTTTACAAAGCCGTTCGCAATACCTTCTTCAAGCACACTCTGGATAGAAGAAAGCATTTCGTTAAGTTGTCCTTTGTGCATACCCGACTGTTCGAGGGCTGCATAAGCCGGATTCAAAGCATTGTTTGCCGTTGCAGCAGCTCCATAACGCATTGCATTTCCAACAAAGTTCTGCAATACTCCACGGTCTGCACCCGACCACCTCTGCCAACTTAAAACATCGGCGGCGTTATTCATAGCGGAATAAGAACTATTTATACCAAATCTTGAAAATCCGCTTGCAAGCTGCATGAATTCTTGTGTTGTATATCCTGTGAAGTTTCTTTCGTTTTTTGTTGAAGCGGCATTGAATAACTCTCTCAATTCTTCGCTATTCTGCTGCTTTGTTTTCCCTTCTATGTTTCTACCATAAAGAGCTTGCATATCTACGGCTTCTTCGGAGTTCTTTTCCCACTGATTAGCCATAGCGTTACCGCCTGCAGCTATGAGCGCACCAATAAGAGCGACACCACCTGTAGCAAGCAAAGCCGGGCTTAAACCTGCAAGAGCCGCTCCACCTTCTGCGGCGGCTGCACTTCCAGACTTTAATAATCCCGCTCCCGAAGTTAAGCCCTGTACGGCAAGAGAAGCTAAATTGCCATTTCCTACATTATTTATAATTGCCGGAACACCACCAACAGAACGCTGTAAAAATCCAAACGCTCCATTTCCATTACGAGATTGTCTGTTTGTTCCGTTTTCAAGCCTGTTTATTTCGCCTGTTAATCCGCGTTTTACTTCTTCCAACCTTGCTACGGTTTCAGCCATAGAAGCATAATCTTGTGAATCAGTAAGCGAATTCATACCCGCCATTTTGTCATACATTTCACCAAGTTTTTCATTCACAATCTCAACTTGGCTTTTAAGGCGGTCAATATTTGCGTTTCTTAAAGTTTCTGTAACCCTACTTGTACGGTTTGCAAAAGAAGTAGCGTTTTTATCATCATTTCCGTTCGGTACATTTCCGGGCTGTCCGCCCTGTATCTGTGTACCATTCAAATTGTTAATACTGCTTAGAAGTTCCTTAATGGCACTATTTGCATTAGCCATATACTCATAAATGGCATTGCGCTTTTCCCCTGCGGTCTGCAACTCCGCCATTTTGTCATACATTTCACCAAGAGAATCAGCAGCACCCTTTGCGCCCTGCTGTAATTGAGAAGTGTCTAAGCCTACGCTAATACCAATATCCGCCATAAAATCACCTCAAAGAAAACAGATAAACCGCCCCCTTGCAAAAAGAGAGCGGTTTTTCAAGCCTTAGTAAATAATCATTCAATCTGCTTTGCGTTCTTTGACTGTATTGCGGAAACAATAAGACCGCCGATAATCGCTACAAGACCAAACACGGTAGAAATAACTGTGACCATAGTTTCCTTGCTGAACTGACCGAAGCCGAGAAGGAACGCACCCAGACCGACAAAAACAACGGCAAACAGCGCAAGCCATGTCTTTTTTGTCGTGTCGCGTTTCTGCCACAACTGAGCCGAAGCAAGACCCGCACCAAACATTGTGATTGCGAAACCTGTCACATCAGCAAGCTCGAATTTTGCGAAGTATGCAACGGCAACACCCGCAATGACGAAAATAAGACCAAGAATAAGAAGAATATTCTTTTTCATATTTTACCCCCTGCCTTAAAGGCATTTTATATTTATGAGCATACCGCCCATTTTTTCCCTTTATGCCTTGTACAATCCGCCCAAAAGATTCTCACGGCTTCTGAAAGCAAGTTTTACGCCGTCCTGCTTGAAACCGTCCTGTTCAAGAACAATGAAATACTTTGTGTTATAGATTGCCACAAGAATAGCGACATGACCGTATTTGTTTGTTTTGCTCGCTCCCCAGACAAGGACATCGCCTGCAGAATAATCAGCAAGCAAATCTTCTTTTATGACTTTCAGCTTGCTGCCCGGATTCTTGATAATGTCCTTTGCCCCGCCGTCAGCACCGAGAGCCGGAAACTGCGGAACATTCAGAACATCTTTGTAATACTGCCGCGCCAAGTCCACGCACTGAAAAGAGCCGTCACCCTTGAAGTTTTCGTCTTTGTAATCGACTTTCGTACCCTTGTATGTGTTTATGAACTGTGTTAATGTCATGCTCATTTGTCACTCTCTCCCTCATACTTCTTTTTCAAGTCGTTGTAGTTATCTTCCAATTCCTCATAGTAAATCTGGAAGTCAGTAATCTGTATAATCCAATCCCCCGGCACTGTTACTGTGTCGTCCGGGTTTCTTACATCGCCGTACAATTCGGGAAAAAATGGAAAGTTTAATTCCGGCAAATAAGGCTTTTTGATGTACTCAACCTTTGTGCTTGTGCAACCTATCAAGAGCATTGCCAAGAACATCGCCATTATGCACATCATTGATTTTTTCATTTGCTTTCTCCCTGTTCTTTTTCAGAACACTAATCGTGTATTCCAATTCGGAATTCGTCTGTTTCGCTTCGTTTATCTGCTGCACGAGCTTGTCAATCGTTTCCTTCTGCGACTTTCTCTTGCCAACAGAGAGCCGCCACAAAAAGAAGAAAATCAAAGCTGCAAAAAGAAAAACGGCGCAAACAATCAGAAGAAGTTTAATCGCGGCTGTCATTGTTTTCTTTTCCCATTCCCTTTAGTTTATCTACAAGACCGTCAATAACAGCCTTGAATCCCTGTATGATTGTCTGATACGCAATCTGCACACAACCGACTGTAAGAAGTCCGCCTATAACCCAGATAGGCAATTTCTCAATGGCGAAGAAGCAGCCGAGAGAAAGCGGAATCATAATAAGAGCATAGATTTTAGTCTTTTCTGTTTTCAGAAAGTTCTTGATGTACTCTTCAATTCCTACAGTTGCAAAAGCTGCAACACAAATTTTCAAGATAAGCTGTGAATCAATCATTTTTTAGCCCCCTGTTTTATTTTGTTGTGGATAGCCACCTGTCTACGCTGTTTTTGTTAAGCCCTGTTCCGGGAATGTAAAGGTCTGAAAGAATTGAGATTGCATTGGTGGGAAGAACGCCATTATTTTGTACTTTCTCCCTAACCTTGCAATCTATGTCATTGATAGTATTGATAAGCTCGTATTTTTGACGGCTCAAATCCCGGAAAGAAGCAAGAATCTGATACATAATATTCCGCACAAAGTTTATTTCTGCCACACAGATATTATGAAGGACTTCGTACTCCCCCATTACATCAAGCCAATTCGTCTGCATGAATTCCCGGAAAATGTCAGCAAGCCGCTGATAGTTTGTTTCTGCAAGTTCTTTTAATTCAGAATCCGACTTGTCTTTAAGATGATTCCTTTCGTATATCTCCATGCAGAATTTGTACATTTCGTTATAAAGAATCCGCATGAGAAGCGAGAAAATATTTATAGTAAGCCCGGCATTTTCAGCCCCGCTCTTGTTTAACGCTCCCATGTAATCAACTGTGATTCTCTTTACATATTGGTCAATCTGCACCTGCACCACTCTTTTTGCCTGTAAATGCAGGTCGTTTACACCTTCCGCCTGCTCTTCCTTAATCTTGTACTTAAAATCTGCGTAATCAGTTACGACTTTTACAATTTCCGACTGCGTTTTCTTGCTCGAAAAAGAAACACTCTTGTCGCCAACTTTCACGGATAACTCTTTGATTGTCTTTACGATTATTAAAATCGCGCACAATACAAAGATTCCTGTGATAATGAGGTTAAGCGGTGTACTTTTAGATATGAATTCCAACATTGCCCTAAGTCCTTTTCCTGTAGAAATAAAAAAGCCGCCGAAAGACAGTTCAAGTGTCATTCCAGCGGCTTTTGTTGCTACAAAATACCTTTTATAGTAAATTATACGATATATAGGACTAAAAATCAATCAGTTTCTTAAACTCATACCCCGGCTAAAAGCGGCATTTTCTTTATTGAAACACGACTGATAGGTACAATGCACCTGTTGCGCTCGCTTAATATTCTGTTCTTATGCGTTATTCTCGGCTCATCATAAAGCAGGCTGTAGTTATGTACGAACAGTTTAGCATAGTATTTATCCATGTTATGAACGATGTGGTAGCTGTCAAACTGCATTAAATGGCTTCTGAATGATTGGTAAGAAGTGTAAACATCAGAAAGCGACATCGTACCTTCTTCAACCATTTTGAGGAACTTTCTTAATTTTCTTCTCATTCGCAAAGCACCGTCACGAGCAGGCTTGCAAATGATTTTACCGGATTCAAGCAAGATGTATTTTCCCTTCAAGAACCAGAAACCTTCATCAAGTGGCACAATTCGCGTTTTCTTCGGATTAAGCTTAATTCCCAATTCATCACAGATTCTCTTTATCTCTGAAAGACAATATTCAAGATACTTTTTATCACTGTGAATCAAATATGTATCGTCCATATAACGCCCATAATATTTGATTCTCAATACTTCCTTGCAATAATGGTCTAATTTGTTCGGATATGAGATAGCCGAAATCTGCGAAACTTGACTTCCAAGCCCTAAAGAAATACCGTCACCAAAGACAGTAATAAAGCTCTTATAAAGATTGAAAATCCGCTCGTCTGTCAGATTGCTTCTCTGCATTTCAAAGAGTTTGTCATGCAGAATATTGTCAAAATACTTTGAGAAATCAATTACAAGCGCATAACCTTTGTTTGAATGATTTTCCCGGTAAAACTTTGTCAAATGACACCGTAACCGATTCATTGCAAAGCTGATACCCTTATTTTTTATACTTGCGCCGTTATCGTAAATCAAAGAGCGTGTAATAATCGGTACAAGAATTTCGTCACACAAACACTTTTGTACGATTCTTTCTGAAATATGTACGCTTCGGATATGGCGGACTTTACCCCGCTCGTGTATCTGGAATTCAACAAAGCCTTTCTGTACGCTCTCGCCGTTTAAAAGTTTTTGTTTTGTATCGTTTATATTCTGCAAGACATCGTTTTCGTAACGCTGTACGCTTTCTTTCCAGCTTACACCGCGCCTAGACATCTTGAAAGCATGATAAAGATTATCTGTATTAGTAACTAAATTAAAATCGTTGTATTGTTTAAGAAAATCAGCCTTTTTACGCTGTCGATTTTCGATTCTTCTTAATCTGCGCCCTTCTTTTCTTTCTTTGCTCGTCATAGTTGCCTTCAAATAAAAAAAGAAAAATGTATCTGCACGGCTTCCGCCTACTCTTCTGTAAACGGTGTGTAGTTTTAGCACCAAGCCGCTTAGAGTTTCCGGGCATGAAACAAGGGATTACTACACAACCCATGCCATGCAAGAAGCGTCCGCCCGAACTCGTCAGATACTCGTTTACCGTTCTTTCACGGAAGGAAACAATCTCCTTTCTAAGAAGGTGGCTCGGCTAAAAAGCCTACACTTATGACCACCGTAAGAAATCGGGCGCAACGCCGCCATCAGTATTACTTGCATTGTTGTTGTTGCTATTACCATTGTTGTTGACATTGCAGAAGTTGGTGGAGTTCGACGCATTAGGCGTATCAGATTGTTTCCCATTTTTCTTTACTTTTTATTTTTAGTATTAAGTACGAAATATAGTATCACTTTTTTGATTCTTTGTCATTATCCTTTTACCAATATCGTTAGTTGTTTTTCGCCAGCCTTTCAGCAATGCAATTTCTTTGTTTATCATTTCTGCATAAGGCTCTAGCTTTGAAATCTGTAAAGGCATTACATCAGCGCAGTAAATAAGCTCCTGTAAAAGCTGCTCGCAATTTGCGATTGCCTTATCCTGTATTCCACGCCTTAAATCTACTTCCGTCATGTTTATCGGGTAGATAGAATTTGCTGCCGTAATATTCATCATTAGATTTGTTAATATAGTCAGCATTGTTTTTCTTGTGCTTTCAATAAACCATTTCGGATATTCTGCATAAAGAGTTTTCTCTAGTTCATCATCATTTTTAAATTTATAAACTTTGTCGCGGATTCCAAAATCACGCAAAAGCCAATTCGTAAGGTCGATTCTTAATTTTCTTGCTGTGTTGTAAAATTCAAGTCTTGATAAACTTCTCTTATTCTTAACAACCGACATATTATTTATGCTCCTAAAATATTTATTCTTAGTATTTTCTCTATTGCTAAATAAAGGCGGCATTACGCCGCCCAGATTTTAAGATTAAAGATTCTGCACCTTAGCAGGTACAGAAAGCGGGCGCAACGCCGCCATCAGTATTACTTGCAATGACGCCGTCGCCACTACCACGGCCGTAGACATGGCAGAAGGAGGTGGAGTTCGACGCACCAGGCGTACCGAGCCACCACCACGCTCTACTTCCACTATAACGCTTAATACGATAGTAAGAAGAATTCCTAAAGATAGGAAACTGAACATTCGTATTCCAAGCAATCTGGTCGTCACCGTAGGTATCAACTCCGAATACTTCAACAGTAGTTGGCAAGAATACCGTAAAGCTATTCCATGCTGTAGAACCTTTAACAGAAGTAGCGCGTCTTACAGAATAGATGTAAGTTCCGCCAAGAGCAGAAGCAAGACCTGCTGCAAACACACCTTCAAGGAATGTTTTCATTGCAGAAGCAGGATAACCGCCTGCATTGGTATCACTTGTGTTCATCTGTCTTTTGAGAACGACATCACGGAAAGTCCAAAGAATATGATTCTTAGTGTTTTCCGTATCACCGACACCGATATACTGATTGAATCCAGAAATAACGATACGCTGACCACTATAGCTAGTTCCGTCTACAGTGAATGACGGCAAATCAAGATAATCACCAATCAGAAGCCCCGAAAAGTCCGGCTTTCCTGTTCCGTTACATCTTTCGTGAAGAATCTCCATAGCCTCGGCTACAGTTTCTACACCAAGAACGGTTAAAAGGTTTCTTCCTTCGCAACTGTCATAATGTGCTGTAAGCTGCTTTTCATAAGCCTTTCTTGCAGCTTCTTCTGCCTTAACGGTAGCCTTTACGGCAATATCATCATCTTCTTCCGGCTCTGCCATTTTTGCGCGTCCGTTCTCGTCACGCATAACGAATTTGTGAGCCTGTTTGTCAGAAGTGAAGTTTGCTTCTGTAAAATCAAGTTCATCAGTGCCGATTGTGTAAGTGTTGCCCGGCAAAAAGAAAACCTTCCCCTTATTCACTGTTCCTGCTGCTGCAAAAACAAGTTTGTGGTCAAAGGCTGTTGTCGATTCTTCGTAGTCGTCTGCTCTGTTCCAGCTTCCTGTCTGAACTTCCCACAGACCGTTTTCTTTTTTGTCTGTCTGGTCTTTCAAGAAAACAATCTGACCTGCTGTTACAGAAACGCCGTCAATAGTTGTTTCCCCACCTTCGGTTACATCAATATTTTCTGTTGAAACTGCTGCCGGAACATCTTCAAGATATTCATAGCGTGAGAAAATATTGTTTGTGTAGGCGTACACTCCATTGCAGAAAGTTACGATAGCCTTAATAAGCTCTTTTGTGCTTTCTACAGATTCGTGAGAAACCTTATTCAATGTCATGCTCTCGCCAACAGGCAAAAGGCTTGCATTGATTGAGCCGGATTCAGTGCCGAATTTCAGCATTGCCGCAACAATGGAATTGTCCTTGTGTGTGCCGTCCTCATTGTGCTGTGTGAGATAGCTCTGAATGAGTGAAGCAAGGTAAATCGGCGCAAAAGTAGAATCTTTATCCGCCGTCCAATTCACATTCTCACCGCCCGCAACTCTTGAAGAAACATTCTCAATTAAGTCAGATGTAATGTTAAGAGTACCAGCCGGAACAGAAATTTCAGCGATTTTTACACAACCTTCATCAACTGCAGGCGCAATTTCAGAACCGTTTGAACCTTTCTTTACAGAAATAGTCAGCACAACTTTTTTCTTTGTGTTGATGTGTTCAAAAGTCTTAACTTTTGTGTCCGGGTCGATAAATGCGCGGCTCTGCTCGTCAAAGCCGACTTCTGAAATAGCAACCTGCACAATGTCCTTGCGGTCAAGTGTGTCGTCAGCAGCTTCAACAGAAACAGGCTTAGTCATTTCTGTTTCAATTCCTACTTCCTTGTTTGCGTCACAATACGCAAGCAAGCCGTCAACCTGTACATTCATTCCGCCGTTTGTATATGGTGCTACAGAACCGCCAAGAATGAAGTTATGCCCGCTCCCAGATACAATAGTTTTCAGTACAAGCGCAATGTTCTTATACTGCTGGTCGTGAGCATACTGAAAGTCTGTCGCTTTCACGATTTCGTTTTCAAGCGTTACCGCTCCTGCCAAATTAGACATATAAAATGCCTCCTCGATATTTTATTCTTCCGCACTTTCACGAGTGACTAGCTCAATGAATGGCGTTGTTCCCCCAGCAGCCATAATCTCAAGCAATTCTTCGTAAACTGCCTGCGATTTAGTGCCTGTAGCTCCATACACAAATGCGTTGTCGTAATAAGACATTGAATCGTAATCAATCGTGATTACATCGCCGTCCGTATTGCCCGCCATGCACCATGTATCAAGCTCTATATACGCCCTGCCGTCGAGGTTTGCAGTCGGTATAAAGTCCTCTTCCCCACCTGTTAAAAGTGGTGAAACATCAGCTATTGCAGCAGCAGAATCAAAGTCATAGAAACTCTGGTCTGCACTGTCTATTTCTCTTACATCTTGCGTACCTTCGGCAAAGAATCCCGCAAAGTCCAAAACAGGAGCTTTAATCGGGTCAGCTTCGCCCGGCGCAAGAACAAGCGTTGAATCACTGTGAACGCCTTTGAACTGAACGATTACAGAGAATGTAATGCTTCCGTCCATTGCAAAAAGCCTTGTGTAATCAAGGTATGTTTCAATATCCACATATTCAAAAGTGATTGTCACCGCGCTAACATCAGAATCAGTAATAAAGAACAAACTTTTAGCATCCCATTCATCACAAGAAAAAGTTGCGACACATTTATTCTGTTGCCATGCTCCGAAATCACCCGCTTTCGTACAGTAATAACGACCGTTATTATCCCTTACAGAAACATTTATCTTTCCCTGCACAAAGAAGTGAAGGAAATATGTAGTGTCCTGTGAAACGGAAACAATCTGCGAACATGAACCAACAGAAGAAAAAGCCATACCCAAAGCACCGCTGAAATTCGCCTGCTGTGAATATGCAGCCCCACCTTCAAGCGTCCATGCAGACATCTTTTCAAAATCCGGGTCAGAAAGAATATTAAGGCTAGGATTATCCGTGCTGTTGCGAATCCATACCGATTTTGTATCAAAGTAGGTCTGCAAGATATGAAGGATATTCCACTTGTCGCCCCAAATATCATCACCGTTTCTGTGCAAAAGCAAGCCGATTCTGTTTTTGAAAGATTCGTCACTTTCTTCATACATTCTTTTAAGAACGCTGAACAAAGCGGCACATTTTTCAAACCGTTCACCGCTCATGTTGTAAAAATCCGTGTCGTTACACCATTCAGAGCGGCAAGTTTCCACACCAGAAATCAGCTTTTCCATTGTGCCGTTTCCATTGTCCGCAAGAAGAGCTTTGAATATGCTTCCTTTTCTGTTTATGAGAGTAGAAAAAGGACTTTTTATAAAATCGCCAAGTTTCATTTTTAACTCTCCACAACTGTAATTTCTGCGTTTCCAAACCGTGCAATCTGCTCACTGTTTACGGTAAAGTTTTCAGTCGGTGATTTAATCGTAACATCAGACACATAAGACAATGCCCGGATTTTTGCGACAATCGTTGAAAGAATAACCGTACCGCCAATACGGAGCGAATTCACATAAGACTGAACAATCTTCTTAATCTCTGCCTGTGTTTCTGCCGTATCAACTTCACCTGTAGAAACTTCAATCTCAAAATCAACAGGTACGGCGGTTGGAGCAAGATAGCGGGCATTTACTCCCGGCGCAAGGTGTCCGTTCTGTGTTTCAGTTCCTTCAACGGCTTTTTTTACTTCCTGCAAAAGTTCATCGCTTGCCGTTCCAGAGCCATCGTCAACATAAACCGAAACATGATAAACATTCTTCAACGGCGGCTTGTGATTCTTTACCGATACCGAGCGTACAGAATCAACGCTTAAAGCTGCGTCCTCAATGCCGTAAAGATTTGTGCCGGAAAGTCCGGCGAGTTTCTTTGTAAACCGTTCTTCTACTTCCGCGTCTGTTTCCTCGTTTGTTCCGCCTGTGATTGCGTTTTTGTTTGTTACGGCTGAAATGTCGCTAGGTACAGATGAATCAATACTTGTAATTGCCCCAGCTTCCAAGTTATAGTCACTTCCGGCTTCTTCTGCCTTTATCGTGATTTCGTCAGAATCAACCGCGCCAGCTTCAATCGCTCCGGCTTCCGTTGTTACAAAATTAAAACCATTCCCAGAAACCTTCACGCCCGAAGGAATAACCGTTCTTGCGTCCAATGCACTAGCCCGGCTGAATGTTACTTTTCCGCTTGCATAAGTTCCGCTTTTCTTCTCAAACTTGAATACGGAATAAATCAGCATAATCAAGCCTTGATTGAACCCGGAACGAATGGCAATATACACTCTTTCCACAATGCGGCAAAAAGTGTCTAAAATCGTGTGAATGATAGAACCTTCGTTAAAGTCGGTTATCTTGTTCTGCCTTGCAATCATATTCGCACAGGCTTCTTCCATAAGTTCATCGTATCTTTTGATGTCTGCCATATTTACACCTCTTCATTCATTTTTTGTTTATTTCCGTTTATATCCGTGTAATCCACGGCAATATAAATCTTGTCATTGTCGCTGCTTGCCGAAATCTCGTTGATTTCCATTACGCGAGGGTCAGCTAAAACAGTCTGCTCAACCGTACTCAAAAGGTAATTCTTTACGGCTTCTTCTCCGATTTGTGCCTTGATTCCGTAAGCGTTGTACCTTATGCGTTTTTCCGAAGCTGTTGTAAGGCGCATTGCGATAGCTTGATTAAGGTTTTCAACGCTGCTTGTTGTGGCAAAATCTCCGTTCTGTACGGCAAAATCGCCCTCATCATCAAGCGCAATGTCACGACCGTAATTGTCAGTATCTCCCGGAATGGCATAGATACGGTTATTTGCGTTTGATTCGTCCGGCGAAAGAATAGGAATCTTTATAATCGTTCCCGCTTCAATTTCATGCTCATTCTGGATATTGTTGTAATAAGCGATAAGGCTTGCATAATCAGCGTTTCCGAAAAACTTTTCGGCGAGTTTATCAAGCGTCATTGTTGAACTCATGCGGATTTTCCGAGAATCGTACACATAAGCGATAGCGTCATTTCCTTCTGTATCAACATAAACAACAGGCTCGTACATCGTCTGTTTCTGTTTTACGGCTGCAACAATTTTACATACGCAAGAATTCAATTCTGCTTCCGCGTCAATCAGAGAATCTTTCTTATCATCATCAGTTTCTAACATCATAATCAGCTCCATTTTGCGTAAAGCGTTATATCAGATGTAACAGAACTACTAAAATCATAGCTCTGTGTCAGCTCTTCATCAGAATACCAGCCTGCAAATGCGCTTCCGCTCTTTGTCGGATTGTCCGGCTGTGTTACCGTGTTTCCGTATTCAATAGTCTGTGGGTCTACTTCCGAACCGCCGTTAGATTCAAAAGTAACTGTGAATGTTTCCGGCTGCCATTTCGCCCAAACAGTCATGTCATGCACGACCGCTGTATCAAAGCTGTATTCTTTTGTCAGCTCTTCATCAGAGAACCAGCCTTCAAAAGTGTTGCCTGTCTTTGCAGGTACAACCCTTGTTGCTTTCTTGCCGTTCTCAATCGTCTGTGTTGGAATAGTATTACCGCCGTTAGAATCGAAAGCAAAACTATAAGAGCTTCCGAACCAGCGGGCGTATAAAGTCAAATCAGATGTAACAGGCGTTGAGAAGCTGAATTCTTCTTCAAGGTATTTATCCTTACACCACATAAAGAATGAGTAATTTGTTTTTGTCGGCATAATCGGGAATACAACGAGTTTTCCATGCTCTACGCTCTGGCTTTGTACGCTGCTTCCGCCGTTACTGTTAAATGCTACTGTGTACTGATTCAAAATCCACCTTGCGTAAAGTGTGGTATCTGCCGTAATCGGTGTTGTAAAGTCGAATTCGTTTGTTGCCCCCGAATCTGTACACCAGAAAGCAAAAGTGTAACCGTCTTTTGTCGGCTGTTCCGGGATTGTTGCCGTTCCGCCAATAATGACGGTCTGTTTTGTTACGCTACTTCCGCCCTTAGAATCAAAAACAACATCGTTGTATGCTCTCGTCCATTTTGCGTAAAGAGTGAGTGACGATGAAATGCTCTGGCTGAAATCAAATTCTGTCGTACATTCTTCATCTGTAAACCAACCGCCGAACGCATAATATTCTTTAGTCGGAATGTCCGGGCAAATAACTTTATTTCCCGGCTCTACACTCTGCGAAGGAACATCAGAACCGCCCTTGCTGTCGAATGTGACAGTAACCGCCGTTATTCTTGCCCATGCAGCATAGATAGTCGTATCTTCATTTATCACGGTATCAAAATTAAAGGCGATAGTTGCCGCATAATTTGAACACCATTGAGTAAAGTTATATCCTGCTCTTGTCGGGTCAGTTCCCGGCTTTGTGGCTTTTCCGCCAATATCAACCGTCTGCGAATCAACAGCAGAACCACCGCGAGAATTGAAAGTGACAACGGCTTTTTTCTGTACCCATTTTGCAAAAAGAATAATATCAGCCTTAATCGGTGTATCTTTGAAATTGAATTCTGTGTCCGGGCTTGAAAGCTGATACCAATAAGCGAATTCGTAATTTGTTCTTGTCGGGTCAGTTTCCGGCTTTGTGGCAGATTGAGAATAAGAAACCGATTCTGTTATCTTGTCTACCTCTTCTTCTTTGACAATAAAATGTCCGCCGTTTGCGTCAAATGTTACGGTAAACTTTTCATCTTCGCTTATGCTTCCGCTCTTCGATGTATCATCAGAAAGCCCCATTGCGTCATTGAATTCTGTTAATTTTCCACATAAAGCGGCACATGATTTCGCTGAATTATAAGCGGCATTTACGGTAGATGTACCAATTAAAGCCCTTTCAAAGCCACCTATAACTTGAATTGCTTCTTGTGGATTGTCAATGTTTTCTATAAGTTTGCTAGTTTCTTCAATTTTTTCTTTAACATCAGCACAAAGCCCGGCTGCCATTTCAACCGTTGCAAAAGCCGTGTTGATAGTTTCAAGAACTTCTTGCGCCCCGGAAATAAAATCAGCTACGCCACTACCGAAAAGACTTGGAATTGATTTCTTGTCCTCGTAATATCCAATCATTTCGAGTGTGTAATTGTATGTAAAAGGCTTGTCTTTTGACCTTTTGATTTTGAGTGACTTAATCTGTACCCGCCACCAGCTATTTTTAGCAGGGCTTCCGGCTGCAATCTGCAAAGCCGACATCTTAGAAAGGTCGTACAGATAAACTTTCTTTCCTTCAAGGTTTTCAAGTTTTCCGCTTCTGTAGAGTAAATCACGCAATTTGAATATTTCTTTTTCGCCTGTCAGATATTCGGGAATTGCTTTTGTTCCTCTGTAGATAAGTTTCTTTTCATTGTTTACGGTAGAGCCGGAAATGACAATTTTGAAAGTATCGTTGCCGTAATCATCGAATACAGCACCGCCGAAAGTCTTTGTTTCGGTCACTCTTTGAGAATAGTCAAAATCTTCCGCTTCTGGAGGCAAGGCAAAAGTAAACACTTCTGAACCGCTGAAATTCAAAGCAGAACTAAGGCTAAAACCTTCTTCTTTTTGTAGCCCCATAATTTCGAGCATATAAGCCTTGTGCCATACTCCCAGATTCATTATTCTTGCCATTTTCTATTACCTCTACATCATGTTTCCGCTTCCAATACTTCCCGCAATGCTTCCTGTACCGTTTGTGGTGATAACTGCCGCCTTTAGGTATGAAGTAACGACATTTGCAGCCTGTTCAGCAAAATACTTATCTCCGCCCTCTGTCATTGCTCCCATTGCTTGAAATGTTGCGATAAGCCCGGCTTGAATTGTTGCAGAAACACCTACCATTTTTCCCTTTGCGCTTCCTGCCATTGGAGAAGAGCCACCACTAGGCGGAATAACCGTACCTACAACAGATGTTGTTACCTGTCCGGCTGAAATCATCGCATGAATTCCGCTTGCCATTTGCGCCGCAAGGTATGTGTCGCCGCCACTTGTCATATTCGCCATAGCACGGCAAGCCGCAATCAGAATGTTTTCACAGATAGAAGATTGTACGCTTATACTTCCTGTGCCTTTTCCTGTAAAAGCACCAGCCGAAATTGCGCCTGCGTCAGTTGTTGAAACAACTCCTGTCTGCGCATAATCCGCAACGGCTTTAGAAACCTTCTTTGCAAAAACAGTATCGTCACCGTCTGTCATGGAATTAAAAGCCGCGAGTAAATCATTTTTAAGTTTTGACTGTACTAAACTCATTTAAACACCTGCCCCCACTTTGCTTTAAGTGCTTGTATCTGTGCTATAAAATCCGGGGCTGCCGTATGGCTTGCCGGGCTTCCGACTGTCTTTAGGCTTGCAAGATAACCGAGCAAGTCATTTATCATCGCTCCCAAAGTCGCTACAGTATTTCCAAGTTCAAGTTTTCCGCTTCCACTTGACTTCAAGCCGACATCTTTTTGAGCCGTCAAAGTCAAAGCGTCCTGTGTTTCAAGCGTAAAAGCCTTTTTAATAGTCCGCTTTATTTCAGCGTCAGTCGAAAACTCAATCGTATCTTCTGTTATGTCAAAGATTGTGTTTCCGATTGTTTCAACCTTTATTTCCGGGTCGTCTTTTTCGGTCAGCGTGAGTGTCGTACCGTATGCCTTAATCGTTGTTACTCCGCCGTCCGCTTTTTCGCCGTCCTCGCCTTGATTCACTTCTATGCTGATTGTTGCGTCACCTTCTTCCGGCGCATTACGGATTTTTTTAGAGCCGTTTCGGTAGTCAGTTTCAAAAGTCCAGCCCGAATTCTTCACAATTTTTCTTGTGTTTGCAGCGTTATCAAGTTCTTTCTTGTCGTCTGAATCTGTCTTAAAATCCGCATGAACAGCAGCAGAAAGAGCAAAGCCGCTACCGATAATCACGGTGTCCGCTAAATTTCCTTCCGGGCATACACAAAGCACAAAAGTATCAACAGGCGGCAAATATCGCTCGCCGCTCAAATACCCTTTTTCATCATCAACCGTTACCCATGACTGAACCATAACGCGAACATTCGCAATTACATAACCGCTTGCCATTCTTACACGGCAAGTACAGTTTTCCGGGTGTACTTCCGTTACCGTTCCCCAGAATCCAATCATGTTTTTTATAGGCGGCATTGGAGCGGGAATTGTTGGATTGTTCATAGGTGAGGAATTACGATTTAATACAATGCTTATTTCTTTCGCCATAAATCACCTACAGAATATTGATTCCCTTAGCCTTTGCCGTATCAAGAAGCTGCTTAAAGAGTACATAGCGTTTTGTAATACCCTCTAATGGAGCAAACTTTTTCTTTTCGTAATTTCCACCACGAGATACCGTTAATTTTGTTTCCGGGTTTCCGCCAAAGTTCCAAGTATGTTCAACTTCGTTCACATAGAATTCGCCGCCAAGAAAAGAAACAATCTCACCACACATAGGTGTTTTTTCATCTTTGCTCTCTTCTTTGTTTACAATAGTTGAGATTGTAATAGTGCCTTTTAACATCTCTTCAAGATGTCCGTACCAATTCATAAGGCGTTTATTAAGTTTGTCGTATGCAGAACTTTTTTCCGGGTCTGATGCTGTTTTTTCCTTTGTGCCATACCCATTAAAATTGACGGTTAAAGGGCTATAACCGTAGATAGCAGCTTTTTTATTGTAAATCTCTACTTTTTCGTTACCGAATCCGCCTGTTTGTGCAGCAAGCCTTAAAGCCTTATCCTGCTCTATTGGAGAGCCAATAACATAAGAGAAAAAAGCCGTATAAACTTCATCATCAGAAACATCAAGGTCAATACCTTTGACGATTGCGGGGTCTAACTCTGTCTTGTTCTTTTCGAGTTTATCCCATGAAGAGAATCCCAAACCGTCACCAGAACAATCAAAAGGCACTTCGCGGATTTTTATTTTTGTCTTTCCTTTTTCGTCGATAAAAGCAAACCGTTCATAAACAGGAAACGGAATAATACCGCTTACAATATCCCAGAACATAATTGTATTCTGACCGTTAAAAACACTTGAAAGCGGATAGGAAAGCTCCATTTCTTCATCAAAAGAAAAGAAATTGCTTCCTAGATATTTCTCTACATATTTTTCTATTGCTGGATTTGAGAGTTTAATGCATTTAGAAGCACAATCTTTGGAGTATTCCCAGATTTTCTTTAGAACTTCTGAAACTTTTAATATTTTCCCTTCTGCAAGACTTGCCGTAAGTGCTGTAGATAATGCCTGTTGAGATTCAAGTTGTTCTGTAATCGCCATAGCATTAAGGTCAAGACTAATCTTGAATCTGCTGATAAAACTTGCTACTGATTTTCCTGTTATGCTGATTCTCAAACCGCTTCCCGGCTGTGCGACAAATTTCTTTCTGTTGATTACACCCACAAAGTCGGGTGTTCTGCCTGTATTATCTCTTTCATAGATTTTTACAATCTGCAACGGTTTTATTTTGTCAAAATACGGCTTGTCAGCATTGCCCGGATGCAAGGTTAGTGTGAAACTTCCTTCTGTATCACTTGTAGAAAATTTGAAAGAATACCCTTGTAAAACATTCTGCTCATCATTGTCAGCTAATATAACTTTTCCAATAGGTGATTTTCTTATTGCCGAAAAATCTATAACAGGGATTTCATTTCCAAGTGAAGGATTAAATTCTACAATTTCTACAATCGGCTGTGGGGCTTGTGCAATATAACGCGAGTAACTTTCTTTTTTGCCGTTTATCAAGCCATTCAGCACTTTTCCACCTCACCACAATCTTATTTTCTATAATACATTCATTCCGTTATTCTGTCAATTTATAGTATCTTTTACTGTTTCTAGTATTGACAAATAATAAATATCGGTGTAAATTCGATTTATAAACAAGAAAAGAGCGTTGAATCTCCCCTCGACATGATTGAACGCTTTTTTAAGGCGTTTACTGCCCGTGTAGTTGTCGAGGACTGCGCGGGCTTCTTTTTTTTAGGAGCAGAAATGACTACAGGCGAATTCGCCGATTTGGTACACGACATGAGAGCCGCACAAAAAGAGTATTTCAAAACACGCTCAAAAGAAGCTCTCGAAAAATCAAAGATTCTTGAATCCAGAGTAGACAAACTGCTTGAAGAAAGGAAGAACCGCGAAGCCGCAAAACAGCCGACTTTGTTCGATATTGTGTGAGGTGTGTATGCTGATATTCCCTCTTAAAAAACAATGGTATGAAAAAATCAAGTCCGGCGAAAAGACGATTGAATACAGAGAAGTTAAACAATATTGGACATCAAGGTTGTGGAAAGAAAACTGTTTGCCTAGTGAAATGTTTCCTTTTGATTGCAAAGAACGACAAGAATTAGGAATGTTCCCGATTATTTGTTATCTGCAATTAGGTTATAACCCAGAAACGAGGCTTAGGGCTTTTATTTCAAAGGTTGAAATAATAAACGGTAAGAACACAGACTTGCACATCGACAAGCCTGTGTATGCCATACACCTTACAGATGTAAAAGAGGTTATAGATGAAGCGTAGAAAGTGGACTAAAGAAGAGCGTAGACGGATATATCAGAAGTACAAAGGACATTGTGCCTATTGTGGCTGCAAAATCAGAATCGAAGAAATGCAGATTGACCACATTGTAGCATTAAAGCGTGGCGGAGCTGATTCAATCGAAAACGCAAACCCTGCCTGCAGAATGTGCAACAAATACAAGAGTACACTTCTTCTGTACGACTTCAAAAATTGGCTTCTTGCAGGTGTCATAAGCCGCCTGCAGAAACAGTTTCTTTTCCGTATCGCCGAGCGTTACGGAATGATAACCGTAAATAAGTGGGATAAGAAATTTTACTTTGAGAGGATAAAGAAATGAAAAAGATTGGACTGATGATTTTAGAGCTTGTTGTTACTGAATTTCTGGTATGGCTGTTTTCCGGCATATTTATTTACATCGGATTCAATTTTTTGTTGCCGTTGGTATTTAATTTTGTGCCGAAATTGGGTTTCTTTAAGACCTGTATTCTTGCCGTTGCAATAGATTTTTGCTCAACACCAATTCGTATTCCTATTGAAATATATGTAAAACACATTGTAAAGGGAGCGTGAGAATGTTTGAAAAGGAATCAAAGCAATATTCAATAACTCGAACTTATCCGAAATTCGAAAACAGCCAGATTGCAAACTTTGTGCTAAGGGAAGTTGAAGGTGCTTATTGGCAAGGCGCAAATGACGGATATAACAAAGCTTGCGATGAGGCTTTTTATCTGGGGGCTGACTGTGCAAAAAAAACACAAGGCTACAGAAGCCTACAATACACTTGATTCTGTAATCAATGATAACTGCGAATATGAAAGAAACATAATCGAATTACAGGAACACTTTGAATCAGAGCTTGCTGATGTTATCGCCTGTATTCTGATTATCTGCGCAAACGAGCCAACTATCGACATTGAAGAAGCCCTGCAAAAGTGCTTCCAGAAGAACCTTGCGAGAGCCGAAGGAAGAGGTGATAAGAAATGAAACCATGTGATTTATGCGGAAAAGAAGAAAGCGAGTTTACCGTCACAAGTAAACACCTTTCTCATATTGTAGAAAACATTCCAGACAGATTGAGAGGAAACAGTAGCCATATTCATAAACATATCTGTACGGAGTGTTTTGTAAAACTCTTCGATAAGGGAAACTTAAAACAGGAGGAAAACGCTTAGAATCCTTGTAGACAAGGTTGCTTTTGCGAATTGTGGTAAAAGCGTAATTTTGTAAACCGTGGCTTTTTAGCAAGTAGAAAATCCGTATATACAGACTTCTGCGTATACGGTAAGCGTGACGGACTTTGAATTTCTGCTTTCTGACAGATTGCAGAAAATAAAATCAATGAATGAATTGTACGACTTGGAACATAAAGCCTACATTTCTTTCAGCGGTGGAAAAGATTCAACGGTGCTTAGTGCATTGTTTGATTTAGCCCTTCCCGGCAATCAGATTCCTAGAGTTTACATAAACACCGGGATTGATTATCGGGCAATAGTGGATTTTGTGAAGGAATACGGTAAGCGTGACGGACGCTTGCAGATTATAAAACCTTCTCAAAATATAAAGAAAATGCTTGATGAAAACGGTTATCCGTTCAAATCAAAAGAGCATAGTCAAAAGGTGGCTTTGTATCAGCATAGCGGAATGTGTAAGACTGTAAGCAATTATCTAGGCAATGGAACAAAGACAAGTTTTCTTTGCCCGGATAAACTGAAATACAACTTTACACAATGCTTTACACTGAAAGTTTCCGATAAGTGCTGCTACAAATTGAAGAAAGAGCCTGCGGCGTTATGGTCAGAGAAAAACAAAAGACCAATAACAATAACAGGCATAAGGCAAGATGAAGGGGGATTAAGGCAAAGCGTTAAATCTTGTGCTGTTTTTTATGATGCCGACTGTAAGAACTTACACAAATTTCACCCGCTTTTAGTTGTATCTGATGAATGGATAAATGACTTTGTAAAGAACTTTAACATAGAGCTTTGTAAACTGTATTATCCGCCCTACAACTTTAAGCGTACAGGCTGTAAAGGCTGCCCCTATTCTGTAGATTTGCAAGTGCAGCTTGATGTTATGTCTGTTTACTTCCCGGAAGAAAGGAAGCAATGTGAAATGATATGGCACAAGGTTTATGAAGAATACAGGAAAAACAATTACCGACTTCAAAGAACCCTGTTCGATACTTTGTAAAAATCAGTTGTCAAACATTTCTTTACAACTGAAAAAAAAGGAGCTTTATGTTATGAAAAAATACGACAGTAAAAACGACACAAGAAAACATATTAAGCGCGTTGCTCATTATCTTGCTATCTGCAAGAAAGAACTTGCAAGAAAAGCAAAGCTGCATGATTTTGACAAAATCCATGACAAAACCGAAAAAGCGATGTTTGATGAATACACACCAAAATTGAAGCATTGTACCTATGGAAGCGAGGAATACAAAAGTTTTCTTGCCGGGCTAAAACCTGCTCTTGATATTCACTACAAGAATAACAGACACCACCCGGAACACTTCGCGAACGGCATAAAAGACATGACATTGCTTGACCTTTTGGAAATGCTCTGCGATTGGAAAGCAAGTTCAGAACGCCATGCAGACGGCAATATCTACAGGTCAATCGAAATCAATCAAAGCAGATTCGGCTATTCTGATGAAGTGAAAGATATTCTAAAGAATACCGTGGATTTTCTTAATTCAATCAAGTAAAAGTCAGTTGTAAAGGATTACTTAACAACTGAAAAAGCGAGGAAATATGAGCGAAATAAAACTGAAAAAAGGCGACAAGGTTGTAATGCACACTTGCCTAGAATCAAAAGGAAAGAATTTAGGTAAGGTCTGGACTTGCCGTACCGACAGTTTCAAATGCGAAGCTGGTATAGAAGTTGTATTTCTTGAAGGTTTTTCCGGCTTCTTTTACACAAAGTTTCTACAGCCTGTAAAACTTGATTCATTCGTAAAGGAAAAACTCAATAAAGCAGAAAATATAATTCGCGATTTATATTTTATAATACAAGGCAGAATTGATTATGAAGATAACATACAAATTAAAGACAGCATGGATTTAGCAAAAGCCTTTCTAAATGAGGTAAAATAATGAGTATCTTAAACGAAAAGACAGAAGAAACATCTAAGAAAATACACCTTATGGTAACAAATCTCTGTTCAAGACATTGCCCTAATTGCTGCAATAAATGTTATTCTTTAGATGATATTCCACTTGTTACGGAAGATGAATTAAAGGACTGTGAAACACTGTTCCTTACAGGTGGAGAACCTTTCGAATTCTGTAATGTGGACGCTCTGGCAAAGTATTATAAAGAACATTATCCGAATATAGAGAATATAATTGTTTATGGTAATGTCAAAGAGTTTGCAGATTATCTTTTTCTTGCAAACGGAACTCTGAACTATGTCGATGGCGTTTCTTTATCAATCAAACATAAGGTAGATTTGGATATTTGGAACAGGTCTGTTCGTAACCTTATACAGTATAGCGGAAAGTGTACGAACCTTATTCACAATCGTTTATATTGTTTTATAGACGGTGAAATTGTAGAAGCCGATAGATTCTCGGCAATCAAAAGAAAATGGGTAAATTACAAAGAATGGAAGCCCGCTGATGATTCCATTTTCAGAAGAGCTTTCTAAGCGAGGTATAAAATGACCACAAAAACAAAAATCGACTAAGGAGTAACTATGAGACATTATGATATTACATTGAAATGTAGAAGCGGTGCATTAGAAATGCTTGAAGTTTGTTTTAATAACAAGAAAGAAATGTTCCATTATGCTTTGGACTGTTTTAAGGATAAGCATACAGAGTGTAAAATCTTTTACAAAGGTAAAATGATTATGATGTATAAAAAAGGAGAATAAACTATGAGAGATTTTACACCAGAAGAAAAGAAACAAATTGATAAACTCGCATACAAAGCAGAAGATTTGTTTTTCAAATATCTTAAAACCTGCGAACAAATAGAAACCTTGCTCAATAATAAGAATCCAGATGAAGAAGAAAATCTGCATGAAGTTCTTTATCAAATGGGCGATGGTATTTGTGTTGCTTATTCTGACAATGATTCAAATGTCGATAACAACATACCAATAGCAAGATATATAAACGGAGATAGAGTATAAAAAAACGGTCAGCAATAACCGACCGTTTGATTTATTCGTTTTCTTGATTATCCGTACCCTGCATTTCAAGGATTTCTTTCCAAGTATAACCCAAATCAAGCAGATTATCCGTTGAATCCTCTGTGTTTGAATCTTCCTTATTTATATCCCTGTACCATTCACGAATTCCCTCTTCTGTGTAGGTGTTCGCAAAGTTATATACAAGTTCCAGATAATCCTCGTCAATCGCGTTTACCTGTTGTGGCAGAACCCGAAAATAAACCGCCGCCCACAGTTTCAGAAATGTCTTTTTTGTGAGCCTTTTCTGTATTTTCTGATTCTTTATTGTCTGAAAACATTGACTGCACTTTCTGAAAAAATGTCCATGCCTCAACGAAAAGCGAATCAACGAATTCCGTATCTGGCATATCCCCCCATGAAAAGTTTTTGTTTCTCTGTTTTGCAGCTTTATACCAATCTGCACCGTCAATCACGACAATATCAAGTGTCGCAATCTCATTTAATCTGCTGTTTGCAGCCGGAGTGAAACTTTCTACAGGTACGCCGCCCCTTCTGCTTGCTTCCAGCAAATCAATAGCCGTTCTGTCTTTTTCTTTCGGGAATTTCACAACAAAGTCTCCGCGTGAAGTGTGGATAGTCTTTGTTATCTGTTTTCCCAAGATGATAGCATAGAAAATATCATCTTTCTGCTGTTCTGTACTCTCTTCTTCTTTCTCTACGATTTCGTCAGAGATTTCAAATTCTTCTTCGTTTGCTTTAGCCATTTAGTTACTCCCAAAAAAGGTTTTAAGACAGGGCGTATATTTCAACGCCCCGCCTTTTATTCGTTACAATACCTGCTCGTAGTCAGCACCGTTCTTGTAGTCCACAAGCTGAATGTCTACAGAAACCTGCACATAGTTTTTACCCTGTGTGTTTTCTGAATAGCGCGAAGGAACGCCCCATGTACCGTAACCGATAATTGAGCCGCTCTTCTTGTCTTTCAAGCAGATATAAGGGATTTTTGCGCCGTTTTCGCCGGAAATGATTTTCTTTGCATCCGGGTTGAAGTTTTTGACGCTCTTTCCGTCTGTGTAATATTCGCTTGAAACATTCTTTGCCGGGATAAGTCCAGAAAGGTGAATTGTGGCATTGATACCGACAATATCAACCGATACAGGAACGATTTCACCCAATACATTGGCTTTCTGAACTTCCATGTCCTTTGTTGCGCTGTATTCAGAAGAAAGACCGATTTTCTCTGCACCAGCCCCGGAATCGTCTTGAAAGTCAACATATACATAACAGTCTGTACCTTTTGTGATAAGGTTTCCGTTCTGTGTAATATTTGCCATTTGTTACTCCTCGCTCTTGTAG